ATGCATCCGCCCTCCCTCCACCAAGCCAAATGCATCGGCCCTCCCTCCACCAAGCCAAATGCATCCGCCCTCCCTCCACCAAATGCACCCACCTTTTACGAAATGGGGGTTGTAGGGGGCTCGCCCCCTATGCGGTTAAATGGGTCCATCTCGGGTGGTTGATCATCAGCCGGATTACCCATATTTTTATAAACATCTGTATAGTGAGGTCTAAAGCGGCGAAAAGAGTCTGGGCCCGAAAACCAATACGAAAGCATTTCATAGATCAATACACTCCATTTAACAAGCATATTCAATATAACTGGAAAAATACACGTGATGACAATAATCAACCATACACTATATTTAGAATACAATTGATCTGGTATGAAATTTCCAAATACGATAAAACAAACTATGGCTGCGTAGTAAATAAATACCATAATTCGCCGATACATATGGAGACTATCCATATTTTTGTTTTCATAGACGACTTTACGCTCACTTGTTTGCACAATTTTATTGTAATAATCTATATTTTTTATTAAATCATCATTTTCTTTTTGCCTGACTTTTAATAATTTAGCCGATTGTTCTTGAAATATCACTTGGATTTGATATTGTTTTATGGATTGTGTTAAATTCGCCATAAATTCTTGTTGCAGCTCAATCGAGTTTTTTTTGAATTGATCGGCGGTTGCTGCAAACCGGTCAATAATTAGCTTATTGTATATTTGCCCACCACCATTCTTGCCTTCATTGTAAACATAATAATTTTTTTCGGCTCGGCTTAAATCGATCGACGCATTTGATAAATCCGCTTGGGATTGAACATATAATGCGTATAATTCGCTATTATGCGCGCTTTTAAATTCAGGTGAGGCGCCAGTTCCAGTACCGCCGCCGCTTGAAAGCAAATTGCCGACGATGCTAGCTGCCGAACCGAGATTCGATACCATTCCATTCAATTGATCCGGTGTAAATCCATTTGCAACTGTGCTCAAATCAAAACCACTCATTTAATATATAATAATTTTATTAATTTTAGTATATATCATCTTAAACCGGTGCGTAAGCTAAACCGATGCATAAGCAAAATCATAACTAAACGGTGCAATACCATTATAATGATTATTTTTATCGGTTGCATAAGTACCAATCACGCTCCCTTGCAACCCTCTTGCAGTAGTAAACCCTTGCTTGTTATTAATAATTGGCATACACTTGTTTTTAGTGGCATTATATTTTGTGCCATCCGCGCAACAACTGTCACTGACACATAATCCTAAATTCCCCATTAAATTCTGCATCAATCCATTAAGATTAAAAAAATTTGCTTTATTGTATTCCCAGATAGAGGGTGCTCTGTTGGCCGGATCATCAAATCCAAAATCGATTTGATCGAAATCCATATTGTTACGTGTGTAAATATCCCAAATATCAAACATTAACCAAAAGGCACCACCTGCAATGATCAAGCCAATCAGATAATTAGAAATCGTTTCAGGAATTAAACTCTTTTTCTTCATAATAAAAATGATCAAAACAGGAATACAAATCATTATAATTTTTTTCATCACGTGGCTTTGAGCTTCATAACGTTTGCCATAATAAGTATTAATTTCAACCAAACGCATTTTTGTGTCATTGCGGCCGTGTAATTCATCAATTTTGGTTTTTGCCTGATTCAATTGGTCTTCAACAACCTGTAATAAGGTCATTTGTGCTACCAAATCCGTCCGTGATTGAGAGACTCCCGCTTGCATTACATTCGCATTTGCACTGATGTTTTGGAATAGCGCAATACGAGATTCGGCGATAGCATTTATATTATTGACCATATCAATGAGTTTGGGGTCGGCAGAAACATAGCCTGAAGCGCTCGTATAAGCATCCAATTGATTTATCAAAGCTTGTTCGGTCGATTGTAAATTTTGAATATTGTTTAATAAATCGCTAATACCTCCACCAGATATATCAGTAATAGTAGCCATTATATACTCTTTTGAGAGAAAATATATATCTATGAAGTCTATTTAGACCGTCTATTTAGCCGCTGCAGCGGCGCCTGAAGCCGCAATTTTAGTAAATTTCATCGTAGCAATAATTATAACAATCGCTAAAATACTCCACATAATATGTCTGTAATTCTGGCTCATCATATTTAAATCTCTGTCTTCATTCATCGCAGTTAAATTTTGCAATTGTTGGCCTGTCCAATCAGCTAGATTTTGTCGTGCATCTAATAATTCATCAAAATTCTGTTTTATCTCTTTTTTCGTATCAAAAATATTCGCTGTTAAATTTTTGTAAGAATGTTGCAATGTTTCATACCAATATTTGAAAGTAGTTTTGTTTCGGTCTTTTAAATCGGTATTTTTTACCAAGTCACTATACTTGATATTCGTGACATTACCATTTTGGTCTTTATATTCTAAATCACTGTAGAGTGATGGTAAATCTCTTTCAACTGTGGCAGTCTGGCTTGCTACAAAATTTCTTAACCCACATGTTGTGCTAGCTGACATCGTTGGGTTGGTTGTAGAAGGCGTAAGTGAATTAAAAAATAGGGATGTATCCGCGGTCACATCGGATGGACACGATAGGTCTTGCCCAGTGACATTTTTGGCTCGGACATAATATTGATGATTGTCTGTCTTATCAATAATACGTTTTTGGGCAAACATAGTTCTTTTATCAAGTAATTGACATCTTGCGGCTGTCGTATCGAATATAAAACCACCGCAATTTTGAATTTTATCAGTAGTGTTGTCGGATGATGTGCATAACGCTTGACACTCATCGACATCAGTTGCGGCGGTTGAAGTGCCGAGAAAAGCCGCCGAGGTCATATTATAGCTGCCAATATTTTCAAAATGATCGTTGTAGGTTGTCAATGAATCTGGGTATAAATTTAATTGGCCATAATTATCAACATAACCAACCTTACCTAGATTAGCATTATACATGTTTGGAATGGTATACAAGCGATTTGCATTGGCATCGACTGTTGCTACTGCAGGCGTATCTAAAGAGTTGCAGCCGAGAATATTTGTCACGACTTGTAACGAATTCGGTGCATCAGGTGTGCCCATAATCAAGCGGCACGTACCCGAAGGTGAGCCAATCCATTGCCCTAATTCTAAAAATTGACCAGCAGTGAGATAAGGATAAGGATAACGCCGACCCGGACCACCCCCTGCACCAACGTCAACCGAGGGTTTTGGTTGACCATCACCAGCATACTCAGGTAAAGTCAATGGTCTATTATTAGGTGGATTGGTTAAACTGTTTGCAGGAACAATGGTAGAAGCGTCAATGACAGGGAAACTTCCATTTACTGCACTGTCCCAGATTGTTTCACCCGAAACTGTATTCTTTATTTGTAATACGCCATCGTCTCCTAAGTATACAGAGACCTTATTGCAAATTTGTGATTCAGCAAGACAATCAAAATTTGCAATTTGCCCTTCGGCAGGCTTCGATATGCTTACATTTTTTAAAGGCGCAGCATCTGAACCGCATTTATATTTGGCCGTGAAAATTTTTTCACAACCTCGTGCTGGTTCGCCTCCATCTAGGTTAACCGTAAAAGGTAATGCATCCACTGTTCCATTACCTAAAGTATTTAAAACTTTCGTTGTCCAATTTCCATCTGGAACATAATAATAATTAACCATTTATATAAAAGTAGATTATTATTATATATCTTTAGTTTTTTTTGCAACAATGTGCCGATGCATGGCGCTGTCCATCTGGATATTTTCCACCTGAATTAAATATGGTTCCATCACTACTTAGCCAATCTTTTGGCCCACAAGTACGCCACGTTTGGCCATTATTATAACCGCCACACCAGCCTTTACCTGTTTTGTCACCATTGGCCATCGGATAACCGGGGTCGATATTATCTTGTGTCCAACCACACGAACACATATCCGATTGCAACAATTCCCATTTAGCGCATAAGCGTTGCCCTATATTTTCACACTGTTGTGCAGCTTCGGCTTTTGTATATTCGTAACCACCAATAACTTTTGGCGAGGTTGGTGCGGTAATATTGCTGCAATTGCGTCCAAACGTCGCCACAATCGATCTGGTATTAATCATACCTCCGTTAATCGGATCACACGACTCGTACTTTTTAGGAACGGAATTTACGGTTTTTATCCCATAAGGATTAGCCTTATCGCTAGGCGCTTTCGTAATTAAGCGCCAATCGGGGACTGGGTTTGAGGATACACCCCAGCCGTCATCCCCTGAGCGAAAGAGTATATTATTAAAAGTCGGAAAATCCGTCCAATACATTATAAAACCGCTCGTTGGAAAGCCAGATGGAGAATAAACTTCAAATACATTTTTCCCTTTAATTAAATTTACATAAGAAAATGAACCTTTATTTGGACCCAAACCATTAAATAGATAAATTGAATTACCGTTTAATTTTATTTTTTGTGTCGCTGGGAATATCATATAACCAAAGGTGGGCTTCGCCACAGGAGAATCATAGATATAATAAAAATAGGATGCGGGTTTGTCGCCACCATTACCAATCCACCAACATCTTGTATCACTGCTCCATATATTGACTCCCCAATTGTTTTTATTACTACCGGGACTCGAATTTCCCCACCAACCGCCATTTACAGCGGTCTGCATCGGCGCTGGACCACCAGTATAATTAGTGCTATTGTATTTTTTAATATAGGTGATGCTATCCATATTATTTATATTCCATTGAATGTTATTTTGCCCATTCCAAATACCTACTTGCCCACTACCAAATAAGCCACCTTCAGCTTCACCTGCGCTACCTTCTTTTACTGTATATAGATTTTTCGGCTTTATCTGTCGTTTCAATTCTGATGCTAGTGCCGAGCCAGTAGAACAAATAAAACCACCCGTTGCTTGATCTTGTTTTAATGCATAAACAGACGCATTTGAATCAGCGGCCCATAATTTGCACGCCGCATTTGCATCCGCATAACTAGTAAAATTAGCTGGATAGGCATCATTAAAGCCTGCTGCTAGCGATAAATTGCTAATACTCTCTGGCCTAACACAGCCAAGTTGATTACTTTCCTCTATTTGTGATTGAGTTTGAGTTTTGTTAACATAAATGTTATAATTTTTTTCCATTGTGAAATTATTTGATGAATCATTTAAATAAAGGTCACGTCTGGCTTGTAAAGATGTATAATCTCTGCCATACTGTGCAATATTATTGTTCAGCCGATTGACATTTGAGGCGGTACTTGCATTATCCGTTGCAAATGTTGTTTCCATATCAACATTACTGCCCAAAATACCACTGAAACCTTCGGTGACTTTCGATTTAAATACATTTTTTATTTTATTTTCTAAATTTTGCATATAGTTCTCACCTTGTTTAAACATATATATTATATATACTGCATATAATATCTATATTACAATACTCTATCTTATAATACTCTATCTTATAATACTCTATCTTAATTTAAAAATCTTTTCATTTCGTCTTCGCTTCATTTGAATATAATCATAAATGTAGTAAATCAAAATAATTATACCCAAAACCAATACAAACATATCTAAATTGCCAACGGTCGGATTCTTGAAAATAAAGATTAACGAAACGATAAGAAAAATGGTAAAAAATGTAATTAACATATATTTACTAAAAATTGAATCGGTGTTAATGCGTGAGATTTCATAATTTCCATCTAATAAAGATGGTTTTTTTAATTCTTCATTTAATTCATCAAATTCTGCGTTCATTTCGTGAAATTCATTCAAAAATTTTAATACAGTCGAATCTGTATTTGTTTTATTAGAAGAAGCAAGGGGTAATGTGCTTTTTATCAAATCATTAAGCGTTTTAATATTCTCCATAATATCATCGCGCATTGCATCCAATTGATTTTCAGAGTCATCATACATATTTGCAGCCGTATGTGGTGCAAAGCTTGCCATAACATTTTTTAAAACACCCAAATTCATTCCTGGTATGGAGCTGATATCGACTTGACCATCAGCTATATTAAAAGTAAAGGTTGTCCCCGGAATGGAAACAGGTCCATCTGGAATTGTAGGCATTGGGATTGGAACGGACGAGCCAAGCGTAGCATATAAATCATTTAAACACGCGACAGATATAGAGGTAGATGAATCATCGCGGCTACATCGGACAGCAGAACTTTTATTAATAGTGTGTTGACCATTGGAAAATCGGTATAGTGAGACAGGCGCGCTTGCATCACCAGTGGTACTTGTACTAAAAGGGAAAGAATCATTGCGTTGACACATACATTGAATAGATGCCTCATCTGACTCTATATCTCCAACAAATGCTTCCCGTTTTATTGTTGGAGCTAATACTATATTTTCTTGTGTCGGTGGAATTAATTGCGGGATCGCTGGAGGTTGCGGGATCTCTGGAGCTTGCGGAATCTCTGGTGCTTGCTGATTGGGTGGTGCTTGCTGATTGGCTGGTGCTTGCTGATTGGCTGGTGCTTGCTGATTGGCTGGTGGATTATTTGGCGGCGGCGCTGGCATTGGTTGAGGTGTATAAAGCACATTACAGCCAAATTGAGTATTCGATACTGGTTCGAGCGAATATAAACATTGAGCACCTAGCCAGTCGGATGGCAATTCCTTATTCCACGAACTACCATACTTTCCGTGACAATATTGGTTACACGTTATATCGCCATCATTTTTATAAGTCATCACATTATTACTCGGGTCATTTTCAATTGCAGCCGTATTCAAATCCAAATTATAGTTGTTTGCTCGTGCTATTTTATAATTATTTATTTTTTCTTGTAAATCAACTAACATTTTTTTAATTTTTGTAACTGTTGGTTCACGGTCATTAATAGCATACTCCATTGCTAAATATACTTATATATATATAATATATATTGTATATATTGTATATATATTGTATATATATTGTATCTACTCAAAAGCATTACGCTTAGTAATAAAATAAACAATAAATAAAGCACCAAGCACATAAGCCGCGTTCATCGGATTTGCATTAGGATTCACTAACATATTAAATGTAAAAGAAATAAGTGTTACCGCAATAATAAAATAAACCAAATAATGATAATAAATGGATGTCATATTCAATGACGTGGTTTCAATCTTCCCTGAAATAGTGGATTCGTCGTATTGATTCTTAGACACTGGTATTTCATGATTTGCGATAAAAGATCTTAAGTTATTTTGTTTCTCTGCAATAGTTGCTCTGATCGCATCATTTGAACTCGAATTATTAATCATATCCGCATTAAGTTGACTCGCGGCTGCAAGTAACGCTGCTTTTTTTCTCGCCAATTCAGCTTCCATTGCAATACGCGCTTCGTCTGTTGGCGGTTTCTGTAACATTGTCGACATATACATATTGTAAAGTGTCGAATAAGAAGTCAATTGATTGTTAAACTCAGCGTTATTCTGGGACAACGACGCCATTGACACCATTCCTTCAACATTACCATTACGCTTTTTAACAGAGTCTGGCGATGTCATTGCTTCTACGATTGACCCCCATTCGGGCGATGAAGAATCTTCTAACAATTTATGCTCGTTATCGCTATAATATTTTTTCCCATAAATTTTAAATTGTTTTCCTTGTTCGATATGTGTATTTATGTCATAATAATCCATATTTTCGTTATACATATGGCGCTTATTATTTATATTTATATCTAAATTATCAAACATTAATATATACATTATCTTCATAAAAAATTAATGTTTGATGCTTTTATAATACATAAATCCCCCACCACACATAACACCAAAGAGCAAAAAATTACTGAAAAGCAATTCATTGCGTGTTATTTGTGCATCATCAAATAATCCTTCGGCTGAATGAGAGGATGATTTTAAATTGTCTAGTTGTAGTTTTAATACTTTATTTTGATTTTCTAAAACAGTGATTTTTTTATCTGTTTCAGTAATCTCTTTCTCTATTTTTTCAGTTGAACTAACCACTGTATTTTTAAAAATGAAATACTCGTTTTGTAGTGCTAACATTTTATTCATATTTGCGTCATAAAAGGACTTGTTGGTTTTTGAACGGTCGTATTGCGAATTAATAGTTGGTTTCAGTTGAGCAATTGGATATGTCTTAATTATTTCGTTTAACGTTAAATAGAATTTATCATTTAATTGTTTTGCTTGAGCAGTAAAAACAATAGGGGGCGTTGACATCTTGTATATATATTGTTATTATATTCATTTATTGCATCATATTCATTTATTGCATCATATTCATTTATTAAAACAAATCCTATAAAATTCCGCCTTGATAGCCGTTTTACTCGGCCGATAGATTCGACATAACTCGCCCGGTCGAAGACCAATCACTTGCGACACAGGACTAAATCGCGAAATATCTGGTATTTGACTATCGTCGTGAATATTGTATTTTTTTTTTACTTCTTTTGCTTCTTCAGCACTTAACACAATATGCTGTGGCACGAGTTGATGATTCAAAATATTGTATTGTAGCCGCTTGATATTGATCACAATGACAAAGATGCCGTCTTTTGCCCAGATGTCTGTCAAGGTTTTCTTGATCGTATCATTGGGCTCATCTTTCATAATGACAATGAGGTCGTCTTTTTTCGTTAATACCTCTTCGAGTGTAAATAAATCTTCAATATATTCATACAAATTTACTGGGCGGAGGCTTTTCGCTAAATGGTATTTAACGTAGACGCTTTTGTCACCGGCTGTTTTCTTTAAAAGCATATCCATTTGCTTTGTCTGTATCAAGGTATTCACTTCGTTGATGCCGAAATCTTTATATTGTGATACATCATATTTTTGTGCTTCGAGTAAATCAACAATCGTCTTGCGCGAATTAAAGATTTCAATGATTTGCCCGCTTTGCATTCCTGTTGTTGTAGATGATGCCATTGTCTTTTACTATATTATACATAACTTATTTTTAATAGATAATTTCAATTTTATCTATTAAAAATTTATGGTCATAACAATTTTATCTATTAAACAATTTTATCTATTAAAATTTAAATACTACCAAACTTAATCACTTTCTTCTCTCCACTTCCACCATCTTTCTCTTCCACTGCATTTGTTTCCACATTGTCTTCTTCTTCTGGAATTAATATTGAGTCTGGCTCTAGCTCAAGTGTTGTTGGGTCATATTGCATCGGCATCGCACTATCAAATTTTACACTCTTTGTTATTTTAGGCCTTTCTCGTGCTTGTATTTGTATTTGTGTCTGCTGCGCTTGTGTCTGCTGCGCTTGTGTCTGCTGCGCTTGTGTCTGCCTAGACTGCGCTTGTGTCTGCCTAGGCTGCGATTGCATTTGTGTCTGCTGCGCTTGTGTATATCTGGCCGCATCTTCAATTTGGGCGTGATTTAAATTTTCGTCCGTTGAAATAACTGCCAGTGGATTCTCATCCAGCCACGTTTGTTGTGCTTCTGACTCATATGGGTTTCTAATTTTTCCGGGGTCGCTACCACTAGCTCGATACGCATCCATAATTTCATTCAAGAATGCCACCTGCTGCTCACCGTGCATTTCTTGCGCCGCCAATAAAATATCCGCATCGACACTCGCTAAGATATCCGGACGAAGCAGTGAACCCCACGTTGATGGTAATTTATCCAAGGTCTTATAGGCTTCACACCGATCCAGTAGCCCCTTTGCCAGCTCCGGACTAATACCTTTAAAGCCTTTACCTACCAAATAGACTTCCGAGTTGGTGGGCCGACTGGTTTTTGGCTTGGTAATATACATCTCTCTGAACAATGACGAGACAATGGCAATGAGTGAACGACTGAAGGGTGTAACAAAGGTAAATTGTTTTGTGACAAAATGCCCCCCCACGGCGAGCGAAAGTAGACCGGATAAAATTTGACCGAAATTTACAAAAGAAGTGAGTTCTTCTTGTTTATTTAGATCCTTTTGGGCAATTTCAATACCCACATCACTCGTATAGATAGTCGCGCCGTCGGTTTCGGCAAAGCGTTGGTGCGCTGCATTCCCTAGAGTATTAATCACTTGTGGGTCGGTTACATCACCTGTCACAGGCTGTTCCCCATCCGGCAAACCATTCGGCGCTGGCCCCATCAACCAGTGTAAGCGATTGCGCTCATAGATTTTAAATTTATCTTCTAAGATTGTTTTATTGCCTGCTTGCATTGCCGCATCAGGCAAATACGAACTTGCAATCCAATCAAACTGGCTAGTTACACACTTGGTTTTCATAAAATGATTGATAGCAATCACAAACGCGCCGGGTAACTCAGCATTACAAAAGGCTTGAACACTGGGCAAACACTGTGTAGTTCCTGCGTTTGCAGTGACAGGCCCATTCGTCAATAATTCCATTTGATAAATCAACTCATACATTTTCAAGGCCGCATTGGTAGCATTTTCCATATTGTAATTTCGCACGACAATACCACGTAAGCGAGCATATGAATCCAGAGAACGCATTAAATTCGAAAAAACATTCATCGGAATGTCATCCAACTTGGATTTCGCCGCATTGATTTCGTCATTGAGTTTAAACCATTGGTTCTCTTGGGCAGGTTCTAAGGTAATAAAGTCGGTCGAATCCTCGGTCGGTATTGGTGTTAGGTCATTTACACGAATCGGATCGAGAGCTTTGATCAGCCATTTTCGGAACGGCGGTGGTGGGAGTTTGGTGAAAGCCAAAGCAGCTATTTTTTGCCTATTCGTTGCTTCGACATTGGTTCTGGCACCCGGTGCCCCTTTTGGCATCAAATCTCTCAACTGCACTGTAGATTGGCCTGTTAGACGTTGAATATTATCTGAAAATGAGAGATTGGTCATTTGGTCAATGTTCGCCTCGGTTATAATACGCATTTGCACATTCATTGTCAAGAGTTCCTGCATTAGGAGCTTGAAAGCATATGGCACACGCACAATACTAAACGAACGCCCGAATTTACTCATCGTCTGTATTTTCAAATGTTCACCTAACCCACCACTGAATTTAATCGGCCCATCCGCCAGTGGACTCAAGAAAAGATTCTGGCTCTCATTGTAAATTGCCACTGTGCCTGTTTTATTGCAAATGGCCATATAATAATCATCGCCACGGACCAGCATCGACTCTTGTAAGAAAGAAGTAATACCGTGTGCGATCAAGCCATCACGTTCCATCTCTCCAATACGTAACCCACCATCGTTCGCACGGCCTTGCACCGTCTGGTGGGTGAGAACGGTGCGTGGACCTTGTGCACGGTAATTGATTTTATCTTTTACCATATGTTTCAACCGCATATAGTAAGTTGGTCCCATATAGATTTCACATTGAATTTGCTCACCTGTTTGTCCATTGTATAATAATTCATTGCCACTCGAGTGATACCCATTTTCCACCAAGAGCTCACCAAAGATTTTCGGCATATCACCATTGTTTACAAATGCGGTGCAATCGCCGAACGCCCCTTGTAAGGCACACGCTTTCCCCATCAAGGATTCGACCAACTGCCCAATCGTCATCCGTGAGGGAATAGCGTGGGGATTAATAATAATATCAGGCTTGATACCATCTGCCGTAAAAGGCATATCGGCTTCAGGAATCACTAACCCCACGGTGCCTTTCTGTCCACACCGACTGCAAAATTTATCGCCAATATCAGGAATACGTTCATTTCGGACACGCACCTTGGCAATGCGGAAGCCTTCTTCGCCATCCGTCATAAATGATTTATCCACATAACCAAGTTGGCCTTTTTTGGGGAACGACGATGCATCAATAAAGGTGCCGGGCTTCTCAAGATTCGTGGTTACTTTACCGATCAAGACTGTTTTTTCATCGACCAAGGTATTCTCTTTGACCAAGCCGTATTCATCCAGCTTTGCATAATCACCACCGGGCTTTTGGCCGACCACATCTTTGCTTTCAATATTGGCAAAGACTGAATCGACGGTGGTCTGCCCCACTTTAGAGCTTTCTTCGCGGCTTTCATAAACACTGTAATAGGTTGTGCGAAAAAGCCCCCGCTTCAAAGACCCTTCATTGAAGAGAATCGAATCTTCGACGTTGTAACCATTCCAAGCCATAATCGCTACAATGGTGTTTTCGCCACACGGATGTTCTTCGTTATTAATGTATTTGAGGTAGCGGCTTTTTACAAGTGGCACTTGCCCGTTATTCAAGACAATACCTGTTTTATCGACCCGCACTTGTGCATTGGAATGGTAGAGCGAAATAGCTTGCCGTGCTTGACCACACGCAAATAAATCACGTGGCAATTGATTGTTTTCAGGGAAAATAACTTGATTCCCCATTATCCCAAGCATCAATGACGGGTGGATTTCGACGTGCGTATATGAGCCGTGTGAGCTATGTGCAATTGTATAATCCATCGCAATGAGTGCACCTTCCGTTTCCGATGTATCCACATAATCCAGTAGGGCTTGCGACGCCATTAATTCTTTTACATCTGTCGCATTATAAAGCTCACCCACACTATCATAGAACTTACCTGCGGTCAGGCTAAAATTAGGATCTTTCTTTTTGGCAAACCCTGTAATCAGCTGTTCCCAAGTGAAATCATTCTTTTGTATTTTTTCTAAGATCGCTTCATTCTCGTAGCTGGGCTTATTGTGATTATTATGATTATTATGCTTACTATGCTTACTATGCTTATTATGCTGATTGCTTGTATTCGTATAAAAGATCGGCCGGCAAATACGCCCCGCATCTGTATAGATAAACAAAGTATTATGCTCAATGTTCCAATAAATACTCGTAAAGGTTGGTATGACCGCAATACGTCGTAAGGTTTTCATATCTTGTTCGATTCTCCGTGGATCCGCGACAACACCAACCCAGTTGCCATTCACCATCACTTTACACAAGCGCGAAACAATCAATGGCGTGCACTCAGGTAAGAACATAAGGTCTGCGTGCATCCGCAGCCAATGAATCATCGGATACGCCGAATACCCTTTTGTTACCGCCGCCATAATTGTCAAATTCTTATGTAAACCTACATTACCTCCATCCGGCGTATCAATTGGGTCAATAATACCCCATTGTGTTGTATGCGCCAAACGAGGGCCGACAATTTTCGCACTGGCATCAAGTGGGAGATTCATTTTGCGTAATTGGGCAATAAACGAATTGAAACTCAGACGATTCACATCTTGCACCACACCCACACGCTTCGTATGTGCTTCAGACCCCCAGCCACCTTTGAAAGCCTTACGAAAGCCATCCGCCACTTGCCGCTCCGCCCCGAAGAATTCTTTCGCATTCATTTCAATAAGCGCGGTAAAATTCTTGACATAAGTACCTTTTTTGTAATAATATTCTTTATCAAAACGTTGATAAATCTCTCGCTGTTGAATTGAATAATACTCTTTAAAGAGATCATACAAGAGTGACCCAGTCAGTTCCACCCTTTTAAAGCGGAAATTGTCACGGTCCGTGGCTTTGCGTTCTTTTGTATACACTTGCAACAGCTGATGCACCATATAGCCGATAAAATAAGCTTTCTCTTGAAAATTCATTTCGCCAATGTGTGGTAACAAATAGTTCGTCAGGATTTCTAATGCGTGTGGTATGGTTTTACCTTTCGTTAAGGTAGCAATATATTTCAAGGCGACCTCTTGAGTAAACAACCGGCCGGCATCATAAATCGATGGGATAAAAAGATCCACATAATGTGCATATTTCTCTCGATCCAACAGACAATAATCAATAATATCACGATCCGATTCAACACCAAGTGCTCGCATCAGAATAAAGAGCGGGACTGGTTTACGTACATTCGGGACAATGACGACGAGCTGGTTATTTGTTTTGGTCGTGCTTGGTGCCACAACTTTGATCGACAAGGTACGCACCGGTTTTGACGCATCTTCCGAGACAGAGCGAATCTCGGCCGAATGACTATATAAATCATTGGCTTTATCGCGCACATAAAGCATATTATCAGCGAATTTTTCTTGGCACACAATGCATTTCTCTTTGCCATCAATAATAAAATAGCCGCCTTTATCATTTCTGCATTCGCCCATCCGGAAGCGCACTTGCCTGTCGAGCCCATTCAGGATACAGAGGTCCGATTGCAACATAATGGGAAACCGCCCGAGAAAGATTTTCGGCAAGAGTGTGCTGGTTTGTTCAATCTCTCCAGTTTCACTATTCTTGATGAAATAATCCACCTCCACATCATAGTGAATAGTGATGCCATAGGTCATATTGCGGAGGCGAGCTTCATTTGGATACATAAAGTGTTCACGGTTTTCGTCATAAATCACGGGTTTACCATAATAGAGCTTATCCCCATTTTTCCCACCTAAATACATTTCACACCGAAGTGCAAATTCGCCAGTATCCTTGTCTTGTTCTTTCATTAATTTGATGGGGTTTTTTTCTTTAAAGATGCGCTTGAGCCCTTCATTGTAAAAAGAATTATAAGAGTCCAGATGATGTGCGACCAAATAATTCGGATTATCGTTAAAATATTTGTCTATAATGAGCCACGGAAAACGCTCTTCCATTTATATATCATTAGTATAATTTTTTTATACTAGTTATACTTGTTATATACTTAACTGGCGCCCTGTGCCACAATCATTAAACCGAGAAGGACAAAAAATAAGATAAAGGGGAAGAGGACTAAAAACCACGAAAATTGTTTATGGCCAGCTTTGCAAATGGAATCGAGAACAAAGGTCCAGAAAGCGACATACAAAAATTTAATAAAAAATATTAAAGCGGTGTTTGGCACAGGGCATTCATAGTTGCCCATACAATAGACATCCACGTTGCCACTGTTTTGTAGCATTAATGCAATAATCGCAATAACAGAAATGACTAAATAAACATAGGCTGGTGTGCATAGTTTCTTAATGAACTTGATTGTCATATTTATGATATATATTTAGAAAATAATAAACATTTTCTCTTTTGTTTAGGTTACATATTACTTACGTTACATATTACTTACATTTACATTCTACTCACCAGATTATTATTATTATTATACATTTGCAATATATCAGTTTGAGGTTTGGCATAATACCCCGGTGGGCCAAGCATTGCACTCGTAGCCGACGGGGATACAAGCGGTTGTTGTGTCGGATAAACGAGCGAAGATGGCATCGAAAGTGATCCGTTAAACTTATCATACATATGACCCGCAGCGGCAGGAATCGAGCGGCCAACGTTTAAGATATCTTGAGGTACAATAGCCGAGATAAATTGATTCAACCCGCCTCCGCGCTGCTTTTTGCCACCCCAACTCTTACTTTTTTTGCCACCACGCTTGCCCTTGCCTCCACCCGCACGAACTAAACCCATCATCGAACGCTCCTCTAAAATCGCATTGGATTGTTGAGGCCACTGTTGAACTTTAGCATTGTAAGCCACATAATTACCCGAGGGGACCGCGTCGGCCGCATTATAGGGCGCACCAACTAACGGAGTCATACCACCTCGCATACGTCTTGTGCTGCGTCTTGTGGTGCGTCTTTTTGATCGCTTTGTGGTGCGTCTTGCGGTGCGTCTTTTTGAACGCTTACCGGATTTATTTTTTCGCATTTTTTTACTTTTACCAGACATTTTATATATTAATTGTAGAATAAAATGTATATAAAGTAAAAAAATAGTAAGAGCACATTTTTTCTATTTATTTATTCAATTTCAACGTGGGTCAAAATATGGCGTCGGCAACACATTTTTTTAATCAAGAGTTTGTCTAAAACTTCACCTTCAGCGGTTTTATCTGTTTGCACTTTCGTCAAATAAATAACATCATTCACAATCCCAGCGGCTAATTTTTTCTGACGCACTTCACGCTCATAGGCCCGATAGTAACTACTGATTTCTTTTCCGCACGTAAAACATTTGACTGGAATCAGCATCTTTGAATATATATATACTAGTTATTTATATGTATTATTAAATTATATAAATCAATTTTTTATATATTCAATACTTTATATATTCAATACTTTATATATTCAATACTTTATTTATTTTGCCCAAGGTGTATTATCGCTGCGTCCACAAAGACATTCAGTGCCTTGAACGGAATAACCTGCCACACTGTCACACCGTTGATCGTCGTTTTTGCCTGCTTTTTTGCATACAGCGCCTTTCCAACTAGCTGGCAATTCATTGTTCCACGATCTGCCTTCATATCCAGCACAATATCGATCACAACTCACCGTGCCATCATTTTTGTAAACCCTTTTGTCAGTTGTCGGTACCGGGGTTGGTACGGGCATTAGTATGGGCGTTGGCTCGGGTATCGGCTCGGGTATCGGCTCGGGTATCGGCTCGGGTATCGGCCTGTTGTAATCACCTGGACAATTGCCATAACATTGATATTTATATGAATAATAATCCACATCGGGTGTGGCCATACCACTCATTGGTCCGGGACCCAATTCACTGCCTGAAACACATTTCGAACCATTAACCCAAATACAACAACTCGTCGCATTACAATTTTCCGAAGTTAATGTTCTGCATTTTGTGGCGAGTTCTGTTGGATTTGTATAAATTTGGCAAAAAGCGTCGCCGAATTTATCCCCCAAAAAAAATGTATTATCAGAAAACATTCGAGGAACCGTATTTACCACTGGTGTTGAATCTTCTGCGGCTTTGATAGCGGCTTCGGCATCATTCGCTGCCTGAATTTCGCCATTTATTATTCCAGATAAATTATCAAAAAGTGAAGTCATATCACCTTCCGAAATAGGATTTGCGCCGGCTTGCGTTAAAGCACTGTTAACGGTTGACATTAAACCTGCAGAAAAAGCTCTAGATTCGGATTTATTCATATCTAATGATGGGTATTCTGGCTCGTCATCGAGACCTTCAATAACCTTTTTACTATGATCCCACCAGAGAATTCCTAAAAATATAATTAATGTAATAATTAATAGTATTGATACATTACCTTTAATTTTCATTTATATTTACGTAAGAATTAATTTATTTACTAGATATTACTTACGGGGTTTTCTATTATAATAGCGCTGTCGCTAGTGCTGTCACTAATGATGTCGCTAATGCTGTCGCTTGTGTTGTCGCTAATGATATCGATTGTGCTCTCGCTAGTGCTGTCACTAGTGCTCTCGCTGAGGCTACCATAACATAACTTATAACTTTCTTGATTGGTTATTTGTTTCAATGTATTTACGGCACTTTTGATATAATTCGCAACAAATCGTTTCGATGTTTTGCTATACGATTGCACCATTTTATCATTTATCAAATCATCTGGGCTTTTATTTGGGCAACCATAATCATTAAACATTTGCAACATACATTCTTTTGAAACACCTATGCTACCTGAGGCATAATTATCACACGCAGTTGCGAGATTTGTAGACGCGATGCAATCACCATAACATATACTTTTATGATAATAATAAGAATAATCAGTTGATTCACCATCGTCTGTTAAAAAAATGGGTCCATTTGCATTACCTGCCACACACTTATTACCATTGACTAAAACACAGCAATCAGGGATTTTGCAATTGTCTGCGGAGAGTTCTTGGCATTTTTCATTTAAAGCAACATTATTACCCACATATTTTACGCAAATATCGTCTTTAAAACTACTATTTAATAACGATTTTTTACTGCAAGCATCACTGAGGATAGGTTGTGCGACAATCTTTTTCAGCAAATGGATATTTATATCCTCTTTCTTTTTTTTTTTATTTATAGACACTTTTGACCAATCTAAATGGGGTGTAGGATTCTTATTCATTATATCAAATGTAACTTGGTTCAGACTGTAATCCGCATCATCTCCAATACTATTCGGATTCTTGCCCACAATCGTTGGGTCATTCACAAATATCGAGCGGTTATTGAAAATAATATCTCGGTCATAGGCTTGGATTTTAATAAGATCAATGATAGCAGGATTCTCGGATAACTCTAAATGGTCTATTATACTGGTTTGCTCACGCATAAACTCTTGATCAGCCTCATTCAGATAATTTCCATCAATGAAATCAAATGCTTCCAATGTTGGCTGAAAATTTAACCACCATAAACTGCCTAATAAGATTAATATACTCAAGGCGAATATTAAACATATTTTGGTTTTTCGCTTACAGAAAGACATTGTGCTATATTATAAAAAGAATTAATTATTCTAGCATAGCCTTTATAATTTTTTTATAATTTTTTATAACTTTGACAACATAAAGCCTTCACTTGTTTTAACCACCTTATGTTGCGCATTGGATTTATGAATTTTTTTATGACACGCCTCACAGATATTCAATAAATTGGCCACGTGATTTTTATGGAAAGTTAACCCTGATGTAGTATTGGTAATATATTCATTTGCCTGTGCATTTTTCTGATGTTGTAAATGATGCACTTCCGTTGCTTTATGTTTCTGACAGAGTTGACAATTGCCTACTAATTTTTTGGCATTGAAATGGGTCGGTGATAAGGAAAGCACATTTTGTTTTTCCGGATGATACTTTAAACGAATATCATAGGCGCGCTGCAGAAATGCATCTGGCAAATTCAGTGATTTACACACTTCTAAACCATACATACTTTCACCCGGCCCTTCCCGCAATTTGCGGTCATACACTAAAACATTCGTTTCTTTATCATAATGTACTGCCATATGTAGCATTTTCAATCTTGTCAATTCTGTAATTTCAGCGTATTTGGTTATTTCGTGAAAGTGTGTGGCAAAGAGAAAAGTGCTTTCTTTTTGGTGTAACATTTCGAGGCCCGCTGTGAATATACTGAGTGCCGAATCGCTTTCTGTACCTGAACATAACTCATCGCCCAAAACGAGACTAGACGCATCCGCCAGTGTCAGAATGGTGCGGAGTTCGGTCATTTCCACTGCAAATGTGGAGAGACCTTTGAAGAGATTGTCATTGCCGAGAATACGGGTAAATACATTGCGGTAAGGACTATAGGCAAATGTATTACAGGGCACATATAATCCTGCTTGCGCCATAATGATCGCAATGCCGACTGATTTGATGAAGCTTGTTTTGCCGACTGCGTTGGTGCCATAGAGTAAAATGCCTGATGCTATGGCTGCTTCGCTTGCGCTTTGTGTGGCTGCTTCGCTTGTGCCTAGCGCCATATCATTTGTCACATACAACTCATTCATTTGTAAATGTTCGATCAGTGGATGGCGGATGCCTGTAAAGTTAAAGAAGGATTTATCACCCGCATTCGTTTGAAGGACCGGCTTGCAATAATTATATTTATGCGCCGTATACGCTTTACACTGTAAGAGGTCCATTTCTGTCGTATATTTAATGATCGCGGTTAAAGCCTCTTCGAATTTCGCAAACTCGGTAATGTAGTTTTGAAAGATCAGCTGCATTTCTTTTAGCAATTTCCCATTCGCTTCATCGTTTTCGCTTGTAAGTGCACGGATTTGTTTACTTGTAATAACCATCTCGGTTTTGCTACTGCCATTCGCATTATACTCCAGTGTATTCAGTGCCAATTCAAACGATTCCAGTGTTTGACTATAATTCGATTTATACGTCAAGAGCACGGTTGTTTTTCCCGAATTTTTTATGGACGCTTTCAACAATGTCACACGGCGATTGGTCGCCAGTAAGACCGCGTGATTCTTTGCGGTTTCGTGAATTTTTACATACTGTGCGCTCTTTTTTTCCGTTTGCTGAATCAATGTTGAGAGATAATTCGCAATCGCATTTAATTTATCGCCACCTTCCATACTGATTTTCAGCAACGCGTCAAAGGTTGATGATACACCACGGTTAATAATAATAGCGGACTCATTTAGATCAGAGAGATTACGACAAATATCGAGGTCAAAAACCCGCTGTAAATCGGCGATAATCTCTCGGCAAGCGGATGCTATATGTGCTTTACAATGTAAATTTGTATCACGTTGTATATCTTTATCACGTTGTATATCTTTATCACGTTGTATATCTTTATCACGTTGTAAATAATCTCTCAACACAGCATCCCCCTCTAGGTCCGTATATAAACTGGCAATCGTAGTCAAATCTTCGGCCAATCCCGTGAAATTTTTCGGCATTATTTTGCGTGTGACTATTTTGCGTGTGAATTTTTCCAAGTCGGATATCGCATTTAGTTTTGTGCGTATATTTAGGAAATACGCTTCGCCTTTCTGTAAGAAGTGTTCTGTAATATCATACGATGCTTGGAGTGTTGGCCGATGAGTGCTTGGATTATGTAGATTATACATAAATTGCCGCTGCCCCATTGTCGTCACACAATTGTTCAGGAGACTACTGACCGACCTGCATTTCCCCGTATGCCGTGCATCATCGATAATATTTAATTGACTCAGTGAATGGTTGGCTAAGAGCATACGGTCGGTATAATTTTCGAAAACGGGTTCAGTTAATTTTTTAGCCAAGTTGGGGCTGTGTTGATCGACAAAATCCAAAAGAAAGCAGAAAGCTTGGATGGCAATAGAATGGGTGGGGAACATTTCGGGAAAAGTGGAGAGATGTGGGAAAAATTTCTTCATTATTTCCATTTGGTAAATCTGCTTTTCCGCATTTTTTGCATAGGTTTCCATCTTGCTTTGTGCTGCGCTTGGTGCTGCTGCGCTTGGTACTTCTTTCGGCGCTATATCTATCTTATGTATTTTGGTTTGCTCTAATCCCACAAACTCTATAATCTCTTCAATCAAACGCATACTTATATTGGCCACAAAGAGACATTCATTCGGTTTATAGGCCGAGATATAGCGTTCTAGCTCATCATACGTCGCCGGACTATGATTGTAATTGGTTTGAAACTGGCATAAGGTGGTTTTCCCTGTATAAATATCGATATTTGCCAAACCAAGTGTGACTTGATATGGCGACAGCTTTGTGGCTTTCGATTTATAGAGCCAGATACACATTACATTGTTCGATAGTTTCCCACTCGTTATCTCGGTTTCCAGTGGGAAATACGTCCCCGGCGAAATAATTTCCGAGAGACTACGGGATGTTTTATTGCCACTGTCCTGTTTGTAAAGCACAATCGTATAATGGTGGTCTTGTAATTTTTGAATATATTTCTCTGCATACGCCGTGCCCATTCCGGCCATCGCCACTGGCATTTTGTCTACAAAAACATTCGCTTTTCGCGCAATAACCATCTCATTGATTTTGGCAAAGTCAACTATGGGGCTGCCCATATAAGTGCCATCAGGCTTTATAAGCGCATATACTTCGAAAAAACTTCCGACTTCCATTAATACAATCGTCTGTGGGCCATACTCGGTTTGGTATTTTTTTGTTAAGTCGAGGTAATCTTGCACGATCGACATCTCTCTTTTTATATATTATATTACATCGAGAGATAGCTTTATATCTAATTATGTATATATATGAAGGTTAATCCAAAGGATACATGGTTTAATCCAAAGGATACATGGTTTAATCCAAAGGATATACATATTAAAAAACCAATTTTAGTAGAGAATTTACACGGGTATGTCTTACCGCACGCAGGAACAGAATTTACAGGAGGTATCATCTCTCATACCTTGCGCTTCCGTCCAATGAAAAAAATAAAAAAATTTATAATTCTTTATTATCCTGCAAGTGCAGAGCCGGATTCAAGTGCAGAGCCGGATTCAAGTGCAGAGCCGGATGCAGTCAAAAAATATTATCATGAATATTACGTGCCTTGGCAATCGCTTTTGGCAGTATTTGGACCGGATTATATATATGAAGGGCACAATAGTAATGATAAGATCAAATCCCTCGATTTGAAAGACACGATGATTGTTGTTTCCGCTGATTTTTCCCATTTTTTACCTTTTCAAGAAGCAATCGAACTAGAAAATAAAGCAGCACAATCGTTAATGTTTAAAGAATTACTTACCGAATATCAAACAGCTGTGGACGATTTAAAAACCTTTAAAGTGTTATTTGATCTAATCCCTCGCACGTGGGAATTGCAATGGGTCGGTCGTCAACGCAGTTCCGGTTTAAAAGCAGTGGGCTATTTAAGTTTTTTATTAAGAGAGACGCCACCGACGACGAAATCCAAGCCGATTATTGACGGTATCTTTGTAACCGCATATGACCGTGCAATGCAAGCACGCGAATGTCAAGGCAAGTGGTTTTCGCCGACCCAAAAATGGTCTTTATTTGCTGAAACCACCTTATTAAAAGAAGTATTGCGTTTAGGTGAAACTACCAGTCGTTTAACCAATGGCCGAGAGATTGAGAAACCTTTAACACATTACTCCATTACCTATTTGTATAAAGATACAGTGAATCCATTCATTCGTGGTTGGCACGGTATACTTCATAATGCATTTTATTTGCCGGATGTATTTTTGGAAAATACTTTTAATAATGGTCGCTGGATTACGGAGAGGGATACCGTTTGGCCGAAAGGTGATATATTTGCAATGGGTGAAACTTTACAGCATTTGAATAAGAAAGCGGCAGGCATCGGGGGTAGTAAGAAAAAAAGTAAAAAATGGAGGAAAAATATAAAGAAAACTTTGAAAAAGAAAGGCGGTAACTTACCTTTGTTACCTTATACTTTGTATAGCACGCGTGTAGTACATTATAGGCTCTGACAATTATAGGCTCTGACAATTATAGGCTTTGTTTATACGACCGTATTTGCTCCATCCAATACTTTAGCGTTAATTTTTCCATCTTGAATTCGCCTGCATCTCTCTTCTTTTGAAAATCCAAAAGGGTTCTTTGTAAGAGCTCCGGCGTTACTTCACGCCATTCATCGACAATTAACACGGGCAAGTCGGCATAGATGTTATCGCAAGGCACATTATACCGCTTCACGATCGGAATACAGCCTAAGAGTAAGGCTTCCCACGTGCGGTGGCAGTCCATTCCACCCCCGGGTGGTGATAAAACAAAAGCAAACAATGCTTGCCGCTCCCAGCCAACAGTCCGCGCCGTCGGCTGATTTTCATAATAAGCCAGCTCTTTCGGCACTTCATTATAGCACGCAATTCGGTCGTCGCTATAATATTTGCCTTTCATTTTAAAATGGAAATTCGAATAACATTTTAGCATACGTTTTTCAAAAGGCTTGCTTCCATTTTGCGACCGAACCAAATCGAGTTGCATTTCTTGGATGGTCGATGGTGTATGGCGTTTGAAGGTATGGTAATCCATTCCAATCGGAATCGCCGAGACTTTTGGGTGCTTTAGTGTGCAGTTTTGTGTAAACCAGTGCACACAATTGTCGCTATTGATGAAAGCCAAGATTTCGTCCTTCGCAATTTCATCACCTACACCGACGGGCCGCTCAAAAATAGGTGCATCCATATCACTGTCGTTGGTGACAACAATAATCTTTTTATTTAACTTGGGCGCGAAATTCTTGATAAAAAGCGTGATGGTTAGCCAACTGCAAATATGCACGACATCATAATCTTTTACACCAACGAGTAAATCAAGGTCAATATGACGATGCGATGACTCGGGTTGGCGGTTGCGCCGGTCACACGATTTCAAAAGCCCACGTGAACTGATCCAATTGCATTCCGTTTCGTCCATTATAGAACTTTGTTAAGAAGTGTTTATATATATATATATGAAATAAATTATAAAATTGAATTAAGATTTAAAATTATGCAGTTCAGTATATATACACAAAAATGCAGTTCTGTTCTGAATGCCACAATATGTATTATTTGAAAATCCAAGATGAAGATGGGAATATTGGTAATACGTTGATTTATTATTGCCGGAACTGTGGTCACGAGGATACCACCTTAAGCACGAATAACATCTGTGTCTCGGATATGCAATTGCTCTCGAGTGAGAAAAAATATACGCATATTGTCAATGAGTATACGAAATTTGACCCGACGTTGCCGCGTATTAATACGATTAAATGCCCGAATCAAGATTGTGTGAGCAATGGGGGCATGCAAGGCCAAGGCGGAGGCGGTGGCAAGCGAAAGACCGAAGAAGAGAAGCAAGCAGCCGCAGAAAGCAAGAAAGCGGCGACGGAAGAGAAAAAGAGAGAAAAAGAGGCTATTAAAGAAGCGACAGCAACTGCAAAAAAGAGTGCCACCCAAGCTAAAAAAAGCGCTGCTCAAGCCCAAACGAATTTAGCTGTTGCGAAAGCTAATTTGGAAATATTGCTTGAGGAAGAAGAGCAAGCGGAGCAGCAAGCAGAGCAGCAAGCGGAGCAGCAAGCAGAGCAGCAAGCGGAGCAGCAAGCGGAGCAGCAAGCGGAGCATCATACAGAGCATCATACAGAGCATCATACAGAGCATCATACAGAGCATCATACAGAGCATCATACAGAGCATCATACAGAGCATCACAATAATCGCGAAGTCATTTACATTCGCTATGATGATACCAATATGAAATATGTCTATCTCTGTGCACACTGTGATACAACGTGGCGAACAGATAATCGCATATGAAATGGCAAAGACAATATACAATAAAATTGAAAATAACTTAAATTTTTTTATTGTATATAAACATAAAGATACAATGGCAACCAAACTTGAACTTGAAAAAGACATAGCTTTATCGGACGAAGATGAAGAATCCGTGCAAGCGGAAGAAGAAGATATCGAGGAGGAAGAAGCCGAAGCAGAGACCGAAGAAGAAGATACAGATGTAGCCGAGGACGATGAGGAAGAAGAAGAGGAAGAAGAGGAGGAAGCAGCGCCAACCGAAGGCGATGAAGAAGAAGCAGAAGCAGAAGAGAAAGGTGTTGAAAGTGAGGAGGAGACGGAAGAAGGAAGTGAAGAAAAAACAAAAAAAAAGAAGCGGGCAAAAAAAACAGTCATCAATAGCATTGGCATTGAAATGTTGAAGGCCACCAAGAAAACACCCGCGGTTATCAATTATGAAGAGGATGATGACGAGGAAGAAGAAGACGATGTGAATTATCTGCAAAAGTTTGATAGCAAAATGCGTGAGAATTTTATTATCGAACATCACCCCGAAGCACGAGCACATAACTACGAAGAAGTCAAAGCTTTAACCCGTGTTTCGCGTGATGGCCGCGGCATTATTATTGACCCATTGCATAAGACGATTCCCTTCTTGACCAAATATGAAATGACACGTGTGATCGGTCAACGAGCCAAGCAGCTTGATAGTGGGGCCCGCGCGTTTGTGAAAGTGCCTTTGAATGTCTTGGATGGTTACCATATTGCCCTACTCGAATTAGAACAGAAAAAACTGCCGTTCATTATTAAACGGCCTTACCCGAATGGTGGTGTGGAATACTGGAATGTGAGTGATTTGGAGGTGCTGTTTTAACTTGGTGCTGTTTTAACTTGGTGCTGTTTTAACTTGGTGCTGTTTTAACTTGGTGCTGTTTTAACTTGGTGCTGTTTTAACTTGGTGCTGTTTTAACTTGGTGCTGTTTTAACTTGGTGCGATAAAGAACTCACCTTATATTGAAAACTATCTAACAAAGCTTTATTTTTTATTACAGGCTCTAATATTTGTTTGTAATAAACATCACCTATTAAATTAGATGTGTTACTTAATTTGGCTTCATCTGAATCAAAATAGACATAAGTTTTAAATATATAACGATGAACACCTGTATTGGGTGGTGGCGTTGGCGGTTGATAGGGATAAAACTCTTTGATGATTTTATTCGCCTTTAGCGTTGCCACATAATGTGTCCATATATGCTTGCCTTGCGCACCATCCGGCGCATCCGGATCAGTCATTGTAATTAAATATGTTATATCCGATTTTGGATTATAATTGATGATCGGGGTTTGATTATAAAGCTGCGTCTTATCTTTCAAATCCTCATCTGCTTTTATAAGCGTTGTACCATAAGTTATATTGATTCTATTTGCACCACCTTTCTTTTTATTAGCTGACCTTCTTGTCTTTCTTTTGTTTTTTTTGCTTCTTTTACGTCGTATTGTCTTCCGCATCTACATTATAGTTAGATTAAACTGCCAATTGCATTATACCATTTAAATGGATCTTCATCCATTGTAATAAAAGTCAACAATTCTTCACCTGTCATAACCATTGGTTTTAATTTTGTGATAATATCTAATTCGCTTGCAGTATAATTGAAAAGCAATTCATACACTAATTTGTATTCTTTTTCTTTGAATAAATCGGTAAATAGTTGATGGAAAATTTTAGGTAGGTCATTCAATAGATATTCGGCTTGGTCTTCGAGTTCTTGTTCGTCGGGTGGATCTTGGTCTTGCTTTCCCACCCCTTCGGACATTTGAACAAACTTCAGCACTTGTCTTAAAATCGAGAGATTTAGGTTTTTAAATTTTTCTCGAACCTTGTAAATAATCTGATTTTTTTGCACAACCGCCAACGGATGCATTGTTTGCGGAAACTTGGCTAATTCTTTGTCAATTTCTGTGTACGTATCATTCACTATGAATTTATAATAATTAAAGAGTTTTAAGATCGGTCGCGTGTTAGGATCAGAAGGAGGTTCAATACGGTAAGGAAAATACGCATTCTCTTTTGTCAAATCAAAGAAACATCCGTGCTCTTCACGTGCGCTCATTCCATACACAATTTGATCTAAATGGTTTTTATTTTCTTGGTCAAAATACTCGGCCAATAAAGACACGCGACGTCCGGTAAAATCGTGATAGATTAGCGTGACCTGTTTTTCTCGTGCGAATTGATTTAGATTACTCAGTATAGACGTAATATTTAAACCGTTGGCCAGATGATTAAAATCAGGTTCTGTATAAACAGACATTCGATAGACAAATGCTTGTAATCTCTCACCTCTGTAATGACATTGACTATCATAATGGTCATGTAAATGATAATCGACAGTCACTTTGGGTGGATTTTCTTGATAGGTATCAATTAATAAAAGAAAAGTATGTAAATGATGCACTTTATTATGTAGATCCTGTAGAAAGGGTGGAAATTGTTGATAATTCTCGGGTGGTAGAACATTATTTTGAATGGCTGATGCTGCAGCTCCTACACCGATATAAATAATTACAGGCGAATTGAGTGGAACCATTCTAATTTCATTTTTCAAATTATCAAGATTTATCATTTATAGTTATTGTAAAATATGTTTAATATATTTACAGACTATTAAACATATTCAGATTTTCGATTTTGCATTTGGTATGAGATTTAACTTGATATCTAGTTTGCTGTCTAATGGAATAGCCATATCAGCTGCTTTGGTAGTTGGTAGAGGACTTATAAGTTGCTGTAAGTTGAATCCTCCTCTGTATACGCGCTTTCTGCCGCCGCTTTTCTTTCTGCCGCCGCTTTTCTTTCTGCCGCCGCTTTGCGTGCTTCGCTTCTTTGTGCTCCGCTTCTTCGTGCTCCGCTTCTTCGTGCTTCGCTTCTTTCTGCCGCCGCTTTGCGTGCTTCGCTTCGTCCTGCTTCGCTTGTGCTTTCTACTACGCCTTCCACCAGTTTGTTCCGGTACTAATTCACGAACATCTTCTACGGACATTTCTACATCTTCTGCTTGGCGTTCAACTGGTGCTTGAGCTGCTGGGGCTGCTGCTGCTGCTATGGCTGCGTGAGGGTGTTTTTTTATCGAATGATGTCCCGGCACAATCGAATGCTTCGTGTGTTTCGTATAACATTTTTCCAGAATTTTTGTTTTATCTTTCAAATCGCTTAATAATTGGACAGCGTTTAATTCATCTTCCGTTAGTGCTTGGTCTCCTTCTTTAATTTCTGCCGCATATTTGGTGAAAAAATCATCACCAACCTTTGACGGCTTCATTGCCAAGATATCTTTGGTCGATTTGCCTTTGAAATCTTTCGGCTTATAATTGAACGAAAAGAAATCCATTATATATTATATCTTGATAAAAATCTCTCTTGGTTTTTGCTTATCAACATCTATGCGTATCAACATCTAAGCGTATCAACATCTATGCGTATCAACATCTATGCGTATCAACATCTATGCGTATCAACATCTAAACGCATAGGCAAAAACGCCCAGACCAATTATGCCTAAAACGAAACCAGCGTGATAATAATATTGCATCGTCCTATACATATACAGCCACGCCTGTGTCTGTTCGCGGCTTTCTACGTGATTCAGCATCCAATCGCTTTTTGGACTCAACATATAATAAAAATAGTTTGTCAAGAAGCTCGTGGCCAAAACTAAACAAACCACCGATGCTGGCTTAATATGTTTCTTTTCGTAGTTGTAATAAATAATAATGAGAGATAAGAGAAACCCGAGAATATAACCTTGCATACTGATATGTAAGCGTTCATTGGCAATCGTGTCATATGCTACATGTTGTTGCGCGTTTAACTGTTGTTTGTATCGCATTACTGTTGTGTTTTTATTGGTGGCATTGTAGAAATAAATCATTCCGACAATAAAAATGAAAGAAATGGAGCAGCTTATCGAACAGACCATTTATATTAGAGAGATACAAAAAGACGGGGGAAACCCCCGTGAACCCCCCTCGGCGGATGCATTGGGCGGATGCATTGGGCGGATGCACTACGGGGACACCCCGTGAACCCCGATTCGGCGGATGCACACGAATGAGTGATATAAATAAATTAACGAAATATTTCTAGTAAATCCACCCATTCGGGGTTCACTGGGTGCCCCCGTAGTGCATCCGCCCAATCGGGGGTCGCGGGGGTGTCCCCCGTAGTGCATCCGCCGAGTGCATCCGCCCAATGCATCCGCCCAATGCATCCGCCCGCCCAATCGGGGGTCGCGGGGGTGTCCCCCGTAGGATGCGTTTAATATAAATGATATCATAAAGAACAAGCTTTCTTAAACATCCTAAAAGATTATCTATATAATTTTTATACTTTTCTTTTATCGTAAGCTTTATCCCGTGCTCGGATTTAAGAAACTCATCGAGAAAACCGTTGCCGTTGGCGTGTATAAAGGCAGGAACCAAAGAATGAGGTAGCGTCACTTGCTGCATCGGCCGACTTTTCACATAAAAAAACTCCTGATTGACATCTATATACACTTGCTCTTTAAATTGGTTGGCATATTTCGTCAATTCGATTTGATCTGTTTGAAATTGTTTCGTCGTTGTCAATATATAATTCACAATCTCTCGAATATCTTTGGCACAGCCAATGAATTGGCCACTATTTAGGCGTTCCGCATCAACAGTGCCAAAGATAACCCTGCATAAATATTCGTGAAAGACATTATCCACTTTATCATACCCCACTATGATTTTCACCTGTGGATTATGTTTTTTAAAGGTTCGATAATTTTTTCGTAAAGCCGAGAGATTCTTGGTCGGCAATACATCATAAGCATCAATAAAGCATATAATATCCTTGTCTTTGATCTCGGGTCTTGAGAGATACGCGTGTAATAATTTATATTTGGTAATAAAACCTTCCCACTTTGTATTTAGTCCGAGAATTATTAAGTCAGGTATTAATTGTTTCAGTTGTGGGAGGTATAATTTCATTTCCGTCGCGACGCAGACGTATTTTATCTTCTTTCTCTCTTTCTTACTCATAATAAAGTTATAGTATTATTTACATCTATATAAATATATCCTTTTATACTCATATATATATGACCTTTATCAAACAAAATGTCTCTTACAAAGAATTTGTGATGCACGACTTTATTTATAATTTAAGTGGTTTCTCGAATGGCATTTTAAATGTGCCTAAAATCATTGATTATGATGCAGAAACACAAACAATGACAATGGAAAATATACCACATATGTGTGTGTCCGATTTTTATGGTGAAAAATCAAGCAATATTAGTCCCAATCTTTTTGCGGAAATTCGCGAAGTGATTCGGTTTCTCTATGATAATCATATTATTTACCCCGATGTCACCGGCTATAATTTTATTGAATACGATAATAAATTGTGGATTATCGATTTTGAGCATAGTGATTTCAAAACCCATCAAAAAACCCTTTATGTCGAAGAATTTGTGGAGGATGACAATTATAATGAATGGAATTCGTGGTTTGCTTAGGTTAGGGGGTGCCCCCCTACGACCCCCCTTATGGGGCTGTGCCCCTTGTATGGGGCTGTGCCCCTTGTGTGGCTGTGCCCCTTATGGAGCTGTGCCCTTTATGTGGCTGTGCCCCTTATGGAGCTGTGCCCCTTGTATGGCTGTGCCCCCTTATGGGGCTGTGCCCCTATTATGCGTATTTTTGAAAATTCTATAATTAATAATTTTCAAAAATCACTTTTTCAGGTTTGTTTTTCAGAACTCGATTTTGGACATTTTTGGAATGTCCATTTTTCAAAAGGGCCGCCTAAATCGGTATGAAAAAAACGTATTTTTTGATTTGTGACCATTATGCTCTCATTTTTGTAAAGGGACGAACATTGTTGTTACCATCACTTTTTTCGCGGAAGCTTTAGGCGAATTATAATATTTCCATATTTTAAGAAATAAATGGAAATGTTGTATTCGCCGAAAATCGCCAAAAAATTTATGTGTCAAGTGTGTGACTATCAATGCCGTAAAGAAAGTGATTTTAAAAAACATTTAGGTAGCTTGAAGCATAAAAATGGAAATAAACCGGCTATTACAGAAATCGCACAAGTCGCAAAAGAAATAAAATGCGTCCGCTGTCGTAAAGAATATAAAACAATTTCTGGTTTATGGAAACACAATAAAAAATGCACATATGAACCTGAACCCAAACCCCCGAAAAAACACAAGCTGTATGAGAAAGATGATATTGTCGATGTGTTAATGAAAGAAAACAGTGATTTTAAAAACATTATTCTCGATTTAGTGAAAAGCAATACTGATTTACAGAAACAAATGCTAGAAGTCTGTAAAAATGGGATCGGTGGCAATACAACAAATAATAATCAGACGCACAACAACAGTCATAACAAAACGTTTAATATGCAAATCTTCTTGAACGAACAATGTAAAGATGCAATGAATTTGATGGATTTTGTCAATTCAATGAGTTTAGAATTCTCCGATTTAGAAGATGTCGGCACACTAGGTTATGTCGAAGGTTGCCGGTTTGGTTCAACCTTTTCCAAAGGTTGTAAATAAAAAATATATAGTTTTCACTATTTATTTTTCTTTCTTTATTTCTTTGCATTGCTACTTCTTTGCATTGCTACTTCTTTGCATTTCTTTTTTTCGAACGCCTATTTTTTTTCGTCACCTTTTTCGATTTACCGCGGCGTTTGGTTTGTTTCTTTTTGCGGGATTTTCGGCCACCTTCTGTCGGTGCTTTTGTCGGTGTTTCTTCTGTCGATGCTGGTGCTTCTACTGTCGATGCTGGTGTTTCTACTGTCGATGCTGGTGTTTCTACTGTCGATGCTGGTGTTTCTACTGTCGATGCTGGTGTTTCTACTGTCGATGCTGGTGTTTCTACTGTCGATGGTGCTGGTTCTACTGTCGATGGTGCTGGTTCTACTGTCGATGCTGGCGGTGTATCTGTCGATGCTGGCGATGCACTTGGATCTGCTGGCGTTTGATTCTCTACTGGCGGTGTATCTGTCGATGCTGGCGGTGTATCTTCTTGCAGTGCTGGTCCTGACGGCGTCACTTGTGCATCTCCTTTCGGTGCATTTTGTAACTCAAACACCTCTACTATCTGACTTACACTTTCTTCTACATTTGTTTCTATAACTTTAGCGTCTCCCACCTTTTCTGTTTTACTTGGTCCTGTTTCACCTGGTCCTGTTTCACCTGGTCCTGTTTCACCTGGTCCTGTTTCACCTGGTCCTGTTTCACCTGGTCCTGTCGTTGTTACTGGTGCATCTGTTACTGGTGCATCTGTTACTGCTGGCGGTGTTCCTGTTCCTGCTGGCGGTGCTCCTGTTCCTGCTGGCGGTGTTCCTGTTACTGCTGGCGGTGCTGCTCCTGTTCCTGCTGGCGGTGTTCCTGTTCCTGCTGGCGGTGTTCCTGTTCCTGCTGGCGGTGCTGTTCCTGTTCCTGCTGGCGGTGTTCCTGTTCCTGCTGGCGGTGCTGTTCCTGTTGGCGTTACTGCTGCTGGATCTGTTCCTGTTGGCGTTACTACTGCTGGATCTGTTCCTGTTGGCGTTACTACTGCTGGTCCTGCTATTGCATCTGGCACTGCTGGCGTTACTTCTGCTGTTTCTGTTTCTGTTCCTGCTGTTGCATCTGGCACTGCTGGTTCCGGATCAAACCCCCCCTTTTGAAACCACCCACCACCCCCTTGATCATCGTCTTCCGCATCTTTCAAATCACGACACCGTTGCAGCTCGGCTTTGATGGCCTCTTTTTCCGCCTTCTTCTCGGCCTCCGTTTTATTTTGTTTTGCCAAGCCTGCAATTTCATTTTGATTCGCAATGGTATAATAGATCTTCGTCTCAATGATATTGATGGCTTCGGATAATTTACTGCGGTATGCATTGTCACCCTTGCATTTATGTTTAATGCCATTTAAGGTGTCCTTCAGTTTCAACAATTGTTTAATATTGTCTTTCGTATCAACGGGCTTCTCGTCCTTCTTTTTCTCATCTTCTTTTCCTTTCTTCGAGGCATTGGATGCATTCGCTTTCGCTTGATGCATATCGGCGAGTTTTATATCAAGCTGTTGTGTGATTGTATTTATGCTTTGCAATAATTTAACACTGCTATCGTTTGAAGCATTTGGTGTTTGACATTTCTCTTTTATTTTCTCTAATTCTTTTTGCAATTCTTTTAGCTTTGCGATATTTTGTTCGATCTTGTCGCTTTTTTCACCGCCTTTTTTGACTTCTTTGGGTGGTTCTGATGGTTTTGCTGGCTTGTCTTTACCATCTGCTGCATCGCCTTCTTTCTTTTTATCACCATCTGCTGCATTGCCTTCTGGCTTGTCGCCTTCTGCACCTGGCGGCTTGTCTTTGCCGTCTGCTCCCGGTGCGTCGCCCTTTGCCGCTGCCGCTGCCTTAGCCTCTTCGTCTGCTTTTGCTTGATTCGCACCGAGTTCTTTGTTTGCTGCATCCGCCTTTCCTTGTTGTTCTGCATCATCTTTCTCTTTTTTCGCTCGCACTTTTGAATTTGCCAATTCAACTGTGGGATCAGGTAGAGTATTATTTAGAATACTGGCTGCATCGATTCGCACTTCCGATGGTAATTTGCCAACAGCCGCTAAAACTTCTTGTTTGCACTTTTCATTCTTTGCCATATCCTTTTTCAAATCGGCTTCGGGGTCGCCACCGCTAGTATTATGCTTTCCGCTACGCATGTGTCCGATGCGCATGTGCTTGCCACTACGGCGCAAGTGTTTGTCTATGTTGTGCTTGTCACTGCTGCGCTTGCCGCTTCTACTTCGTATGTGCTTGTTTCGGTGCGTCTTTTTGTGCGATTTTCCACCGCCACCAGGCCCTACCCCTTCTTTAGTCCATGGTCCTTCTTTAATTCCAGTTTCTGCAACTGCTGACGGAGGCGTTCCGCTACCATTACCACTTGGTACTGGTGCTACAACTGGCGGAGGCGTTCCGTTACCATTATCACTTGGTACTGGTGCTACAACTGGCGGAGGCGTTCCTTTACCATTATCACTTGGTACTGGTGCTACAACTGGCGGAGGCGTTCCGTTACCATTATCACTTGGTACTGGTGCTACAACTGGCGGAGGCGTTCCGTTACCATTATCACTTGGTACTGGTGCTACAACTGGCGGAGGCGTTCCTTTACCATCTGCACCTTTTGCATCCGGCGTTGTCTGCGTCCCACTTTGCCCCGCCTCTCTTCTCTTTGCCTCAATAAATGCAGCTTTCGCAGCATCTAGTGATTTTATAATTTGTTCATTCGATGCTACTATCTTTTCCAAAATCGGGTTTGGATCTGGCTTATCCTTACCGCTCACGCCTGCTTCTTCTTTTTGTCTATCATTATCTACCTTTATAAAATCTTTTACTGTTTTGGCGACCTCTTGCATTTTTGTCATATAAGCTTGAAGTTCTTCAGATGTTGCCTGACCCGGTACGGGCTTGGGCATCGTTTTTATTTCTGTCAAAAGTTTGGCAATATCCTTTTGCTTTTCTGATAATTTTTCCATAATATCACCTAATTCTTTGCGACTGATATCCGTCACCATTTGTTTGGCGGTTTCATTCACACTTGAACCACTTTCCCCCATCACTTTGAACTGCTGCCATTTGGGAATATCCACCAAAAACTTGAATTTATGTGCGAACGCATCATCACCCATCATAATGGCTCGGATGGCGGCTTCATCTTCTTCCATCTTGTCCTTGTCTTTGTCGGCATTGTAGGCTTTTAATTGAGCTTCTAATAGTTCGACTCTTCTGCGTAATTCATTGTCACTGTAAGCATTCGGCATCAGTTGTTTGGCGGCTGCAGCAGCGGCGGAGGCGGCGGCGGCTTTAATTTTGTCAGCAGTGGCTTTGTCGACCAAGGCACCCATTAAGGCTTGTAATTTTTTGGCATTTTCTAATAACTTTGTGGCCTCGGCGACAATTGCATCTTCGTTGGCACCGCCTTTAAATACATCTAGTTTAGGGCGTGGGGTTGAAAGTTCATTTTTTAATTCCGCTTCTGCCTCTTCTTTTTCCTTTTTTGCATTTTCTTTTGATTTTTGTGCTGCTTCTATATCTTCCACATTTCCAACTTTTGTTGCTGCCTTTATTTTTTCTTCAGCCGCTTTTATTTTAGCTGGCGCTTCTTGTAAATTTTTTTTCGCTTTTTCTTTTTCCAATTTATCAGCTTCATCTTTCTTTTTATTTTCATCCATTTCTGCTTGTGCCCTTTTTAAAGGATCATTCACGACGGTAGCACTTCCTTGATTCGCTTCCGCAGTTATTTGTTCCGGTGTTTTTGATGCAGTAATAGCTGCTTCTTGTTGTTCTATTCTTGCATTTTCTTTAACTTGAATTTGTTTCTCTGGTGTTTCTGCTATCTCAGCATCTATTTTAGCTTTTTCTGCAGCTAATTCTTGAGGCGTTTTCTCTGGTGGTTCCGCTGAAGCCTCTGCCACTGCATCTGGCACTGCCGCCTTAGGTTCAATAAGACTTGTCAATCTATCAATATTTTTTTTTATATCTCGCTTCGCGCCTCTTATTTTAATGTCCGTTTCTGGAATGGGTTCTAATCTTTTCGTAATATCAGCCATTTGATTTGTTATTTCTTTTAGTTCAGTTTCACCTCCGCCTCTAGTTATTCTTATGCCCTTGCCAAGGCCTTTGGCTACACGTCTTCTATTTTTCTTGACATTGTTTTTGCCACCTTTAGCAGGCGCTGGTGGTGCTGCAGGCGCTTGTGCTGCGGCATCTTCTTTATGGGCTTGCGCCTCCGCCAGAATAACTGTGGCATCCTCCACGATTCCATTGACATTTTCTAATGCCGCCGCCTTGGCCGCCTCTGCAGCCGCTTTATCTTTCGCCTCTTGGTCGCGCTTCAATGCATCATTATCCGCTTTAATAGCTAATTTATACGCATCCGCCATTTCCAAAATACCCTGTGAACACACCGCCAAAATGTTCTTCAACAGATCGATCTGTTTGGCCTTAGCACCAAGGAATTTATCTGGATCTTCATAATCCAAGAAATATTTCAATATTCGCGAGCTTTGCGTCTGACCTTTGTTTTTTTTCAAAGAATCATACGTATCGCTGATCGACACATTCATATATTCATTTTTTTTCTGATAAAGTGTCGTTAAATTCTGGTATACTTCAGGATCAATAAGATGGATATCGGGGTCACTTAAATCAACCATTTCCACCTTACCCAAAAGCCCTTCTTTGTCGGCCAACCCCATAACACGACCGACTTCTGTGAACTCTCTACACCGAATCATACTAAAAAATTTCTCAATGAGTTTAATAGCCATTTTCATCGCCGCTTTATCACCATCAAGCATATCACCGATCTGCCACAAAAGTTCGTTCTTCCTATTGCCACTTGATTTAATCAGCATCATTTTATTTTTTGAATAAACTGACACCATTTTATCCATATCTTTTTTCCTATTTGGCAAGGTTTTAATGACACTGGGGTCTAATTTTTTGGTTTTAAAATTAATTCGCAGTTGAGTGAAAAACTTGCTAAAATAGCCACCCGGCATCAGCCATTTGAAACTCTGTGAGAAATCACCGGCATCAATGTATTGGTAATACACATTCATCTTTTTAATCACATTTTTGTTCTCCAGCATTTTCACCATCGGGTGTTCTTTCACCGGTTCTAAAAAGGCATATGAAATAAAGTTCAAATAGTATTTAATTTTTAAAACATCGAGGATCTCTTTGGTTGAGGATTTGTCGGAAGGACTTTTATTCACAAAAGTACGGAGCAAATTACGTGCATCAACTAAAGCGGTAATATGCTTGTCAATGTTTGCAAAGATATTTTCTTCCGCACTCGTGCCATACTTGATTCGAAAATAGACATACCAATTCTTTAACGTATTTTGCGCATCAGGGTCATCCGCTGCGGCTAACATAAACGCAATAACTTTGGGAATTTCGTCGTATTTCTCTTTTTTCACTAACGCCTTGATTTTTCCTTCTTTGTCAAGTTCTTTTCTCGTGCTTTTGTATATTTTTTCATATTTGTTGAGTTCTGCTTTTTGCTTTGTACCGGTTTCCATCGCATATTGTACGGCTCGATCAATGCTACTTCCTATCTTTTTTCCTTTTAATTTTGTTTCCATTTGTTCTACGATTTTTACTATTTTATTTTTGTTTTGTTTATATTCAAAGGTAACCTGTTTTTTAAGCCATTTGCCTACTTTTGCTGCGGCAGCAAAGGCAATACCATAATATTCTTTTGCAGCAAGATCAATAACAAAAAGACCATTTTCACCTCCATTGATTTCTGAATTGTCTTTTTTGTCTTTCTGCGCAACGATATTCCAGACATTAAAAAAATCAACCGTATTAGGATCTGACGCGGATGGCGGCTTCAATAACCCACGCATTCGATACACATTGGGTTTCTCAAATAAGCGGTAGATGAAAAATTTCATAAAAGCTTCTTCATTATAATTGCGGAGTAACATTTGAAAGGCTTCATTCAATTTATCAGGCGGGGAAGTTCTCGTTTTAATTAAATCTAAAAAGCCATTCACTGCTTCAAAAAATTCATTTGTACGCCGTGCTAAGCGTTTCAAATACTTACGTATGGCCCAAATAACGGCCACGAGAACGATCGCAGCACCACCTGTTGCGGCAATTGCACCGGCTGAGCCCATTGCTGCTGCGGCGGGGAGAAAAAAAGCTGTCCACGCTGAATGTAGTGCCGGCAAAATCGTCCCCGCGATAACAGCTTGAACAGCATTGTAAGCAGCCACAGCTGCACCAGATGAAACAAGTGTGGTAATACCTACACCGACAGCTGCTACCGTGGCAACATCGGCGACATTGACCGCTAAGCCTTTTCCATCGGCGTCTATTGCACCTTCTGCACTTTCTTCTCTACCGTAACCTTCGCCATACTTTTTGACCTTGTCCGCGCCGCCTTCCATTTCCATTGCCATTGCCATTTCGGCACCGCCTTCCATTTCGGCACCGCCTTCCATTTCGGCTTCTTCTTCTGCTTTTTTAATCCCGATCTTAGCTCCGCCTAAAAAATTCGTCAATGTGCGATTGATATAATTGGCAAAAACCAGAATTTGCGTGACAGTTGCAGCTTGTGTTTTTAATTGAGGTGCGTTCGCCGGCATAGTTGCCGGATCTTTTAAATTATCAGGTGATTTAATATATGCGTTTATCATTCCAGTTTTTGGTAAGGGTTTTTTGTCATCGCCTATTCTTTTATCGGCATTAATCGCTACTCCTTTATAATCTTCCGTAACACTTTCATCACCGAGCTGTAATAAACGTGCAACACGGCGAACAAATTGATCATATTTGAGGTATTGGGTTTTTGGCTCGGCACTACAGGTTAAACGAAAAAATTTGTAATTAGAGATAAAGACATTTATTTCTTGGACGGGATTCGTTTTATTACCGGCTTCATCTTTAATATTGTTGATATTGTCTAAACCACTTTCTTGTATGTAGCTGCCGCCCGAGATTGAGTCTTCTCCTTCAGCCTTATGTGATGGTGGTAGTTCCTTTGATGCTTTCTCCGCCTCATCATCCTTAGTTGGTGTTAACCACTTATCATATTCGGTATCAGTTTGCTCGATTTTATCACCATTTATATCATAAATTTTGTATTTTAGTTTCGGGTTATCTTCATAATACAGTTTTATGTGTCGGAGTAAATTGAAAAAATCATCTACGGCTTCTTCCATTCTGGTCGGCACTTCTGTTGCTGTCCCTTTCGAAACCAGTTTCATCCCTTCCCCTACCCATATATGTTTATTCTCTCGATAATCTTCGGTTTTATCCCCGATCATATATGGCGCAATATAATTAAACATTTCTCGTTCTGCCTTTATTTTTTCCTTATCTTTTCCGAATTGCTGTTCGGATGTCAGATCATCATACGCTGGTCCCACATCCTCACCCTCTGCATTTTTACCATCGATTGAGCTTAGAAGTTTTGTAAAAGGCCCACCACCCTTTTCTTTATCTGCTTTTTCTTTATCCCAAAGCATCGAAAAAGCACTACCTTCTTTCAAGAAATTACCAATAATCAAGTCGTTCACCGCTTGAGGTACTAATGGTTTTCCATTGTTGTTTATTTTTTTACCATTTTCCGTTGTTTCCTCTTCTTCACATAAAACAAATTTACCAAAAAAATCTGTTAAGCGCGATAACAATGAGGAATCCACTTTAGCCATCATTTCATTAATACCGCTTGATCTTTCTTCTTTGTCGCCGGGGCCATAGAAAAACTCATTATAAAGCGAATCATCTGTGGGATTTGTTTCATTTTTCTCACCGAGCAATGCGATTAAAAATTTGTCGTTGCTTTTCTTTGGATCGATCGGCGGGAAAAAGTTTGGCACTGGAAAACCCGCATAGCGGACGTCCGCTTCTTTTTCAATAGATGTTTTCCAAAAACGATTCGCACCACCAGAAAGGACGAGTTCATTACCGGCGCATTGTATTCCACTGCCACTTTGTATGCCATAGCCACCTGCTTGCTCTTCCTCCATACCTTCTTCCGCACCTTCCGCACCTTCGGACTGCTCAGTCATATCATTCCATTCCGATTCAGTATCTGCCACACTTTTATACCCCGGTTTAATCGGAAACGGTTTTAAGCGAATCAAGTCTTTATATTCTTCGTCACTCGTAAGAAACCCATAGAGATATTTAATAAAATTCAGATCAATCATATAATACAAATCGCCATACAAGATACGCTCGAAAAAAATGTATAATTTCGTGCGGATGCGTAGGGTTTTATTACCCTTTATACCAATGGCCTTTAAGGTTTTGCCTTTATGTTTACCATCAAAGTCAATAAACAACGGTGAATTTTTATCTTTATCAAAAAACACGACCGTTTCTTTCGTGGGATCTTTTTTGGAGTCGGCTGATGCTTCACCTTCGCCTTCGGCTGATGCTGATGCTGATGCTGATGCTGATGCTGATGCTGATGCTGATGCTGATGCTTTGCTATTAATTTGTGGCCATTTAGTGACGACATCGTCAATAAGCGAGGTTATTTGGAAAGTTGCGGTGCCAATCACTTCACCTTTGGTGCCGACTAATTTCAGTATAATATTATTAGGATTTTGTTTAATCCAGAGTGACGTAATGGTTCCTTTTTTTGCGTCAAAAGTTGCTTTCGTTAATGGGGTGGTGGTTTCATCATTTGCAAAGAGCAAATCGGTTGTGTCATAAAAAGACGAGTCTTCATTGTCCGGCAAAAATTGATAGACCTCTACTAACACCTTTTCCACCTTTTGCTCCTTCAAGAAAGCTTGCAAAGCCTCAAATGTGGTAAGCGGTGCCATCGTAAGCTTACCCGAATAAAAACCTTCTTTTTTGTCTGGTACTTCAGCTACGGTCTCTGAATTGGGGTCTTCGCTCTCATTGACGACCGGAAATTTGGAATAAACGGTGATTTCGATACCTCCAGCGATGGGTGCATCTGTAGTGGTTTCGATGCCTTCGCTTGTGCTTTGTGCTGCTTTTTCCGCTTTAAATTCTTCGGTTAATGCATCGGGGTTATCCTTGGCGAGTACATTCGCTTTACTTTGGTTTTTTGCATCGTATGCGGTTTTGTCTTCGGCTTGGGCTGCTGCAGCTTTGGCTTCGTCGTCGGCATTTGCCAGATCTGCCATTTGCTTATTTGCTTTTAATGCTTTCGCCGCCTGTTTCTCTTCCCTTCGTCTCTGAAAAAAGCCAGGTTTCTTTTTTTGGTTTTTCTTAAACATTTCCTCTACATTTTGTACTACTTGGGGTATCAAAATAGTAGCCTCTTTTTGAATATTTTGGCCTGGTTTTAATAAGTTTTTAAAAAATGCGACAATTGCGTTTGTTTTCTTATCATTATTAATTACATCGGTTGCAAGTTTATTAGCATCAAAATTTTCTGCATAAACCGTTTCAAGAACATTGACAGGAACTTCAACACTACCTAGGGGAGGGGTAGTGCCACTAGGAACAAAATTAAATCTAAGCTTGCCATCATTATCTACATTAGCATATAAACCATCTAGTGATTCTGTGATAGGTGCAAAATAATCATTTGGATCGAATGGTTGTCCATCTGTTAATTCATACAGATCCTGATTCTCATCTGCACCTAAAACCGGAATTTCATATACTGGTCTTGAACTTAATTCCATATATCCAAGTCCTTGATCTGTAGATAGTCCACCTGGAGCTGCAAGACTATAATCTGCAGTGCTTGCTGCAGTGCTTGCTGCAGTGCTTGCTGCAGTGCTTGCTGCAGTGCTTGCTGCTCCTACCTCCAAATAATTCGGTTGCGGTGGAAGATCAAGATATTCGCCTTGTGAATTTTTATATTGTTTATATTCTGCTGGATATTGTTGGCTATATGCATTTTCAAGCATCCCCTTATCATCCCAAGGTGTCGCCCCTCCCTTTTGCATCCATTTCGCACCACCCTTTCGCATCTTCAACGATTTCAGTCGCAAATTGATGGGTTTCCGTTTATGCGCCGACTTGGCTCTTTTTTTGGGCTGAAAAACCATCTCATCATCTGTCAACACCAAGCTTTTATTCGGGTGAGTAAGGCTTTTACTTGCGCCGCTTTTGCCACTTCGTATGCTTTTGCCACTTCGCGTGTGTATATTTTTTCGACTTTGATTCCCAGTTTTTAGCAATTTTGCTATTTTCGTTCGGGACAACTTCATCCTCTTATATAAAACCCCTATATTTTTTATAGATATATAGCGCTAAACTTTTTATTTAATACAATATTTAATATGTGTAGTATATAAAAATGTCTTGTATCACTGCACCTCTTGATATTGTAGTAAATAAACAGACCGAGAAACTCTGTAAATTAAAATGTTCCTATCAATTCACTTATCAAACCACTTCCTTACAAATCCAAAATGTGGGTTCTTTCTTGGTAATGAATACGGATGAAACCGCCACTCCACCGGTTATTTACAATGACAATCCGTATACTATTGTTGCGTGTGCTTTATTAACGCCTTCGATGCATACGTTTGCCGGTAAAAACGCCGATGCTGAATTGATTATTATGCATCAAAAGGTCAATTCCCAAAAATACTTATTTGTTTGTGTCCCAATTAAATCTTCATCGACATCGACCGATGATAGCGCCACCTATTTTGATTTAATTATGGCAGAAGTCGCTCAAACTGCGCCGGCCTCAGGTCAAAATACCATTTTTGTTAATAATACCTTTTCACTGAAATCGATGGTGCCTATGGCGCCTTATTACTCTTACACCGGTTCACATCCATTTTTTACGGGTGATATTTGTCCAAACATTCTAGACAATGAGACGAGTTACGAACCATTTATGAATATGGATTATATCGTTTTCCATATCGATGATGCCATTACGATGTCACCACAAGCGTTAAGGATATTAAAACAAGTGATTCCAACTAAATTCCCTTTTGTAACGGTGCCCGAAAGTCAAAATCCCAAAGGGCTGTTTTTTAACCCGAATGGACCGGTGCCAGCTGTTAAAGGAGAGATCTACATTGATTGCCGGCCTACCGGCGCCGATGGCGAAATTTTAGTGACTGCGCGGCAAGATAGCGGAGGCTTTCTAAACAATGCGACTTTGAAAAAAATATGGAATTATACTTTTATGAAAATTATTATCGGTGCATTGGTAATGTTGTTAATCTGGCGAATGGCAATGAAAGCCATTACGGGTATTGCGGCAAATTCGTCGCGGATGAATGGTGGGGGTGCAAGCGGAGCGGGGGCAAGCGTACGCTTGAAAAAATAAAGTAATAATATAAGATGGAGACAAACAGGATCAAAAAAAAAAAGAGTTTTAGGCAATTGGAAGATATTCCGGAGGTAAGTGAAAGTCCGAAAATAAGTATGAGAAATAAGTCAGGTAGTCCTGCTCGAGTTGCTATGCCAAGCGAAGCAGCAAACAAAGCAGCAAGCGCAGCAGCAAACAAAGTAGCAAGCGCAGCAGCAAGCGCAGCAGCAAACAAAGTAGCAAACAGAGTAGCAGCAATCGAAGCAGCAATCGCAGCAGCAAACAAAGCAGTAGCAAACAAAGCACCAAGCGCAGCAGCACCAAGCGCAGCAGCACCAAGCGCAGCACGTATAAAGATTAATAGGACCAAGCACAGCAGTCCCAATCGTATGCGAAGTAAAAGCAGTCCCAAGCGCAAATCGACAAGCAGTAGCCAGAAACGCCAAAAGGCAGTTTCAGTCATCACCCGATTTTTCAAGAAAACCAAGCATAAACGTAAAGCATTCTTTCTACAATCCCTTTGCTCCGACTCGGGTTTCTGTCTCGCCATCGGAAATTATACGCAAGACATTGAAAAGCATTTCGGCGGCTTTACCAGCTTTGATTATGTCAAAGCCCCCATCAAGCGTATCGGCGCCCCATCTGAAAATGGCTTCATCAATCAAATCGAATATCAACACCGTGGCTATAAAGCGTATGCGATTTTGAAATCAGCTAAAACACCCGAAGCTGACAATTTAGCATATGAATACATCGTCGGACAATTTATCAATCAACTCAATACTCAATACCCGTGCTTTCTGGAAACCTATGGGTATTATCTTTACAACGATGATATGTATTGGAATAGAATGCAGCAAGACGCACCCAATAACGATATCAGTATCTTGAAAAAAGGCCTCAGCTTAATAACGACGAGTAAAGAGAATCGCGTGGATTATGGCCAAGCGTGTACATCTTCACAAAAATTAGCGATCTTAATTCAGCATCTCAATAATATTCAAGCACTCGATGATTTATCACGGAACCCCGATTTTAACGAGAACGAATTAATGAATGCATTGTTTCAGCTCTATATTCCTTTAGCAAAATTGAAAGATAATTTCACCCATTATGATTTACACCTCAGTAATATTTATATGTATGAACCAGTGGTGGGTAAATACATTGAGTATCATTATTATGTGAATGGCGTGAATGCGGCACCGATTTCTTTTAAATCCCGCTATATGCTAAAAATCATCGATTATGGTCGCAGCTATTTCAACGATGAGTATAAAGGCGTCAATGCCAAAGATGTGTATGAACAAGAAATTTGCGCCGAAGCTGACTGCAATACTCCCGTCAGTGGCAAGTGTGGTAGCGAAGTAGGATTTAGTTGGCTCACAAAATTGGGTCCTCGGCCCAAAAAGGACTTTTATATTAGTGCACAACAGCGCAATATGAGTCACGATTTATTACCTTTAACACGTTTGAAAGAAAATAATAATGCGCCTCACGCGAATATGTTAACACCCGAGCTGAACGATTTGGTGGAAAAAGTGCTTTATACGGATTATTACGGAACGAAAGAAAAAATAACCAAAGGCTATCCCCGCCGAATTAATAATGTGAATGATGCGGCATTGGCACTAATTGCATATGTGTCCAGTGCGGCTTTAAAACGAAAAAACGAGGAGGTCTATGCAGGCAAAGATAAACTCGGCGATTTACACATTTATATGGGCGGGGTCTCGATGGAATTTGTGCCCTTGGGTGGCAGAATGGCTTAATAGTATAAGCCCTTATGTATTAGGCCTTATAGGCCATTATGTATCGGGTCTTATAGACCCTTATGTATCGGGTCTTATAGACCCTTATGTATCGGGTCTTATAGACCCTTATGTATCGGGCCTTATAGGCCATTATGTATTATGTCCTCGATTTCGTCAAAATACTCACTGTAGCGTGTATAATAGCACGAAGCTTTAAACTCGCTGTCTCGGTTAATGACATTCATCAAATAGAGCATATCGTCCACTATGAAATTGATAACTAATTCTTCGAATATGGATTTGTATTTTGGAAAGTCAGCTACGACCGGCTCTAAGCGATCTATCACTTCGCTTTTAATGCGGTTGGGTCTAGGCATAATAAAACTGGTTTCAGCAATCATCTTCTCGTTGAATTGTAAAAAATATATAAAATGCTTTCAATTTTTATATATTTAAGAATGGCATTATGCATTATGCATTACGCTTTACATAAACCTAAGCTTCGTGCAAAGATGCAGCCGAGTGCTGGCCATCCAAAATTGGGCTATACGAGAGAGTAGAGTCACCGCCATACATCACTAACGGCGCCATCTTCGACACTGTCTCGGTTTCTAAAGCCCCGTCAGTATTGGTTAGGGCAACGACTTGTTCTGTATTTTCTTGCTGTGGGGAAACATCTTCAGCATTAAATGTTTGCATCTCTCGCAACTTGCTATCTTCAGACGGCAAATAGTGCTTCATCGCGTAGGTGCCTGTTGTCACACTCGAGGTTTTAATGAGCTGATAGGCCACCACAAAGCCTAAAACTCCGATGACAGGATTCGTTTTCATAAAAACCACAGCAGCAACGGCCACGACTAAAACTTTGCCGAAAAGTGTATCAATGGGTGTGGCTAAAACGGCCGGTGTTTGCACATTTGCCAAAATATACAAAACAAAAATTACACCTAAAATTAATTGCGAAGGGCTTTCCGAAACAAGCTTATCGAATGATTTCTTAAAACTCTGCATCTATATATATATATTTTTTTAAAAAAGAAAATTGAAGGGAAATAAAGAGAGTTAGAGTATAATAAAGAGAGAAAAATGGCAAGCGAAGCGGCAAGCAAAGCGGCAAGCGAAGCGGCAAGCGAAGCGGCAAGCGAAGCGGCAAGCAAAGCGGCATGTGCATATGCAACAGTATCAGCAAACGTAAGCACCTACCTCGGCGCCAAAGGCTACACCATTTATAAAGAATGCTTGGACGTGAAAGAGCAGCGGGTTCTCAAAGACGAGCTAAACGTGCGCCCTTATATTCCCAAAGCACCTATCCAGCCACCGGCGTATCCCGTCTACAGAGAATCAGCCGGCAAGTATTATATTCCCCGCTACTATGGTCTGAAAAATTACGGTGAAGCGGAAGAAAATCGCCTACCCTTGGGTACCGATATTGCTTTAAATTTCGCCGGTGACTTGCGCGACTACCAAAAGCATATTGTCGACGTCTATAAAAAGAATGCGTATAGTGTCGGCGGAGGCCTCTTGGAAATCCCGTGCGGTCGTGGAAAAACCGTCATTGCTTTGAAAATCATCGCCGAACTGAAGAAGAAAACCTTGGTCATTGTGCATAAAGGCTTCTTACTCAACCAGTGGATTGAACGCATCGAGCAATTTCTACCGGGCGCCAAGGTCGGCCGTATCCAAGGCCAAATCATCGATATTGAAGAGAAAGATATTGTCATTGGGATGCTACAGTCGCTCTCGATGAAAGAATACCCCGATACACTGTTTGCTTCCTTTGGCCTAACGATTGTCGACGAGTGCCATCATATCTCCTCCGAAGTGTTCTGCCGCTCTTTACAGAAAATAATGACGCGTTATACACTCGGTCTCAGTGCGACAATGCAGCGGAAGGATGGGTTGACGAAAGTCTTTAAAATGTTTTTGGGAGAGATTGTGTATAGTGAGGAACGCGAATCGACCGACTCCGTCTTAGTGAAAGCCATTCAATATGTCTCTGCTGATTACGAATTCAATCAAATGTGTTATGATTATCGTGGTTCGCCGGCTTATAGCACAATGATTTCGAAACTATGCGCATTTAATGGACGAAGTGAATTTATTCTCACGGTGTTAGCAAAAGAACTGAAATTAATGCCGGCGCAGCAGATTATGGTGTTGGCGCATAACAAATGTTTACTCGAATATTTACACGATGCGATTGCACATAGGCAAATGGCGACCGTAGGGTATTATGTGGGTGGGATGAAAGAAGCCGATCTGAAAAAAAGTGAGACGTGCCAGATCATTATTGCGACCTATGCGATGGCCTCAGAAGCGCTTGATATCAAAACATTGACGACCTTAGTCTTGGCAACACCGAAAACGGATATAGTGCAGGCGGTGGGGCGTATTTTACGGGTGAAACACGAGCGGCCAATGGTGATTGATATCGTGGATTCACACGAAGTCTTTTTGAGCCAGTGGCAGAAACGGCGAAAATACTATTTACAGAATAAATATACAGTAATGCATACAAAGAGTCATTTGTATGTATTGGATCAATGGCAGGAACAAGCACAAGCGAAGCAGGCACAGACACAAGTGCAAGCGAAGCAGGCACAGGCGCCTAAAAAAGAAATAGGTAAAAAAGAAGTATGTAAAAAAAAACCAGCGCTCGAAATGCCGACGGTTAATAATTTATTGGGAAAAGGTGCAGCTGCAGCAGCCAAGTATATTAATACCTTTGGTACAATTAAACATCATAATGAAGAGGAATTTTAACCCTTTATAGGAAAATCATCCCACCGCTCTTCTTATTACAACCGCGTTGCCTCCATTTTTTGCTGCCGCCTTTTCTACGACTCTTTCTACCACCTTTCTTGGTTTTTCTGCTGCTACGCTTGGACCCGCTACGCTTGCCGCCTTTCTTGCTTTTTCGTCGGCTGCCGCCTTTACGTTTGATTGCATTTCGGCGCTTAAGTGTGCCGCCCCTGATTCTCTTGCCTCCGCTCATAAAATTATTACCACCGCGGCTAGGATCCGCATTGGCTCCAGTGCACATTGTAGACGGCGTCGCATAACTTCCACCAAAAACATCTTTTGTAGTAGCAGCATAGCCATAACTTCCACCGACTTGTCTGCTAGAGAACGTGCCGGGCATTTTCGCCGAATTGCTATACATCTGTGACGCAGGCAAGGTACTGACACCATCCGTCAAAGAGGCAGGGCTCAGAACACACCCACCGCAGCCGCCTCGTTTTACTTTATTTTTTACACTTCTGTTTTTTCTTCTGCCACCAGCAAACATTTTATATATATATTATTGTATATATAAAAAATCTAAACAAGAGTTAAACCGCCCTTCATTCGCTTGTGGCGTGTGCGTCTAGACTTGGTGCCTCGGCGCTTCGATGAACGGCGCGCTTTAGCGGTGCGTCGGCGTCTTCGGCGTCCACCAGCTTGGGTAACCGCCGCTGGACTAAGAGAGACAGCTTTACCTCCACTTCCACCGCGGTGCTTCCTTCGGTGGCTTCGCTTTCTACCTCCGGACATTGCCAAAGTATCTGTTAAACTTCCACCGCTCATTCCCATCATCTGTTGCAAAGCATTTCCACCACTCATCGGGTATGTCATTCTTATTATATATTCAATTAATATTTTTATTTTTTTGAAAGGTCTCTTAATGAAATAATTTTTGCGTTTGGTGGGACCGTTTTGACCGGCTGCCATTTTTTGAACCGTTTTGAATAAACGCATTCCATCGCCACCGTTTTCTCTAAATCAACGAACTTATCAATTTGGGTATTTTCGAATTCGTCCTCGTCGTCACTTTCTTCCAATAAATCGAGATTCGCGTTTTCTTTAATGTTTCTAAATAACGCGTTCATCAAAACGCTACATTTATAGGTCGGCACCATCGCCGTTTCATAAAAAGTATCTTCGGCCGTATACAAATGATAATTATCTGCTGCTAAATCTGCCTTAACTTTAAAAATGGCTTTGGGACAAAAAGTATTTATGTGCTGTTGTGTAGAGGTAGATTCACGCGAAGCAGATTCACGATGTATAGGCTCACGATGCTGCTGCTGCTTTGCTTGCACTTGTATAGGCTCACGATGCTGCTGCTTTGCTTGCACTTGTATAGGCTCACGATGCTGCTGCTTTGCTTGCACTTGTATAGGCTCACGCAAAGCAGATTCACGCGAAGCAGATTCACGCGAAGCAGATTCACGCAAAGCAGATTCACGCAAAGCAGATTCACGCGAAGCAGATTCACGCGGAACATGTTGCCTTGCGTGCACCGCTGCAATCCCATACGTCTTATACGGCAACTTCTCCATTTGTTCTAAAGCATCTTCATACGATTCGGTCAATACTGGCATTCCCACAATTAAACTACTTGCGGTATATGCCACTTGTTCCACGTGTTCTCGAAAGAGCTCTAAAAGTAAATTCAAACGCTCATTATATGTTTTTTTCGCGACGACACTGCCTTTATAGTAATACAATTGTTCGGTTGTAAAATAGTTTCGATTGTAATGTAAGAAATACGTTCCATAAATGATGGTACCGAGTGCTAAAGAATCGGTGAAGACTGATGTAAACACTTGCACATCGCTATAATTACCACGTTCATTCAACTTTATAAGCAAACACACATTTTGTTCTTTCCAATACGTATACCATAACAATGCTTTGGGTCCTTTCGGTAAAATATAATACAAAGGTGCATAAACTTTCTTATGTAATTTGGGTTCATAGGAAAGTTCTAAAGATGGCAAACGTGTTAAAAGATGCATTTTTTCGTCTGCAGTGAAAAACATTTTTACTTTATATCGTAAATTAGCTTTATATTATTATAAAAATTGATTTGCATTTAAACACTAAATAACATTAATAAAATTAAAGATGATTCTCGGTGTTATGCTTATTAACTTTATTATGATGGTTATCTTCGCCAGTTTATCTTGTCGGATTATGGAAATTTACTATGAGAATTACGAAGAGTGTTTACTTTATTATAAAAATAAACCGGAAATGCAAATAACGGACGTGGAATTGGGATTTTTGTGCTGGCCAGAATTGGTCCGAGCATAAGACTAATAAAGTGAATAGCCAATGTCAGTTGCCATATTAAGCGTGCCAATACTATTAAGCATTCCAATATCTTTGAAAGAATTTATATCACCAATCTCATTTTTGGTAGTTGTATTGGTTTTTTTTAAATCATTTAAAAAAGAAGTGAGTTCATCAGCCATTGGATCTTGTGTTTGTGCTGGCGCTTTGCCTGCTGCAAACGAAGTAGCAAACGAAGTAGCAAACGAAGTAGCCGGTGCTTGCGTATGTTGCAACGAATCGAAAATATCCTTATATTGTTGATTAGGTTTATTGACCAAATCTTTAATTTTCGGCACCGTCAGCGTATTCATTAGAAACATATATAAATGATGCATTAAGAAAATGAGAGAAAATGAAATAATAACCCATTTTACAATTGAAAAAAACATTTTATATAGACAGACATTAGTTTCAGAAAGATTAGAACTTATTATTTTTGTTTCCAAAAAAGTTGATTCTTGTAAGCATGGGTTAAACAGCCGTCAGTATACCTAAATGCCGCGGTGTCATTAAAATAATATGCTTTGTTTGCCATGACACAACCTAGCCAAAAGGTTTCTTTATCACCCCATACATATTCATAAGTATCCGCATGATTTTCATTCAATCGAAATATATGCTCCAAGGATTCTTTATGTATGGTTTTATTGATGTAAACGACACCAGATTCCTGTAAAGCTTCTTTCACCGGCTGCGTAGGAATAGCATCGTCATAAATATATGCCCATTCTGGTGGAAAAAACGCTGTTTTCACTGGTAAACATTTCTTTATAAAAGCTTTTCGTTTATTAAAGAACGTTAAACTTCGAAATTTATCGTCGGTATTTTCTTGTAAATTATGAAATTTCCATCGTTCTAAATCCCGAAAAAAATACGTGCCTGTTTTCCGGTAATTTTCATTTTGAAAAATTATTTCCGGATTTTTATAAAAGGTCATATCGGCATCACATAAAATCGCCTCGGTAAAATCACAATGATGGAGTGCAAACACTTTCACTTGAAACCCTTTCCAATGGTCAGGGTTCACACAATAATCCTTTACATTTTTAAAAGTTACCTGTTCTTTTTTCATTTTTTCGCGTGTTTCGCTGGTTATTTCGTTGCCAATTTCCCATATTTCGATCGGTAAGTGACAATCATACTTGTGACGTAACAAATAAATATTATTTAAACAGATTAATTCATATTTTTCGGGACAAGCAATCACAATACCGCGCATTTTAAATAGAATATGACATAACTATTTAACTCCTTTTTATAAATTCAGGAAATGCAATAAATCCGCTTTAATTTTCGGTGAATGAATATCTTCCCCATTCGGTAACGTAAAATAATTATCGTGTAATTCACCCTCTTTGTATTCCAAAATCCATTCCAATAAGGAATCTTGTTGGAGGCGATACGCTTTCAATGTGGTATATTCTTTATACGAACGTGGGGCGATTTGAAAACATTCTTCTTCACGGATAATCTCACTTTCGTCTATTGTCACTGGATAAGCGCCTAATAAAGTTTTTTTGGCCGTTACATCCTTTATTTTCATTCGATAAATCTTACTGTTTTCCACTTGTAGCAACCCCGACACAGACCATATATAAGAAATATACCGTTCGTTATGAAAATACGGGTCTATTTTTCCTAGTATATTTTTTTTTAAAGTGCTATTGGACAAAATATAAAGCCGCATTTTATATTTATAAAGAGAAAACTATTTAAACCTATTATGCATATAATTATAAAATAAAAATGCCAACAAAGCAGACCGAAGCAAAGCAGACCGAAGCAAAGCAGCACGTTGAAGCAAAGCAGCACATTGAAGCAGGCCAAGCCGTCTCTATCGTTTTAATTGAAACTAATGGCACAATTAAAACCTTGAAAACCAAAGAAGTCTCACCCGAGACCTTGTATAAGAAATGTGGATTTCGCGTGAATGATGATTTTTTATGTAGGCATACGTGGAAAGTTAAATTGAAAGGTGACGCCGAAACAATGGCTATTTCCATCTGGGCAAAAAAGACCGGCAAAGCAAATTTCGAAAATAAATACGATTTGCCGCCGCCGCTCGATAAGGAGTTGTTTTTTGGGACGTGTGCAATTGTTAGAACAAGCGGAGCGGGTGCAAGCGGAGCGGGTGCAAGCGGAGCGGGTGCAAGCGGAGCGGGTGCAAGCGGAGCGGGTGCAAGCGAAGCGGGTGCAAGCGGAGCGGGTGCAAGCGGAGCGGGTGCAGAGACGTTTATCGATTTAACCAAAGAAACGTGGCTAAAAGTCTACGAACAGTTGTTCGGCGGGTTTGAAGATATTGGCGATGAAGATGAATACAGCGAAGATGAGCTCGAGAATGTCGACCCGTCGCTACTTACTGCACACGGTTATTTGAAAGATGATTTCGTGGTCTCGGATAAGGATGCATTAGAATCGGGAGAAGTCTCCGCTGCAGAAGAAATCGAAGTTGTTGTGGCGCCGGTTAAGAAAAAGCGGGTTAGTAAAACTCCAGTAGATAAACCGATAATAAAGAAAGCAAAAGTTGCAAAGCCTGAACCTGCTAAGTCTGCCCCGGCCATGGCCAAGTCTGCACCTGCCATGGCCAAGTCTGCACCTGCCACGACCAAGTCTGCACCTACACCTGCAAAGCCTGCCAAGACTACAGCACAAAAAAAAAGTAAGGCCAAAAAAACGGCTGTTGAAAAAACAGAAGAGGAAGAAGAGGAGGCAGAGGAAGATGTATCGGAATTAGAAGAAGAGGTGTATACATTCTCTGATGATGACTAAGTAACCTTTTAGAAAACAACCTTTGCATATTTAAAACAGTGTAGTATGCGGTTCTATTTTCAGGTAATATTGCAGATAAATGAATTATCATAGAAGTAATTTGTATAATTTTAATTTAATAATAAATAATTTCCTAACCTTTTCAAAATTGGCGTTTTTTTGTTTTATTCTTTCGCTTTAAATTATATTTCTTTGATCTATTGCGTTTGCCTGCATCTTGCGTTTGAATAGATGGGTTATGCAAGATTACCGTTTGCATATATTTTGTGCCGTTCATTGTTACCCCTCCACACAAATTATAACCATGAGATAAATAATTTATAACAGCATGGTTAAACGATACTTTGTCATCGCTCATCAAAACCTCATATTTAATTTTGTTGTATTCTTTGCGTGCTTTTTCTTTATTAGCCGCAGATTCTTCCTTGAATGTCCGCTCCCCATCGAATCCTCTCTCTTCTATTGGCGGCAATCTACTCATTTATATAATGTACAAGATAATAAAATGATTATTCCGTGTATTATTATAGATTGGTTGATATAAAAATCGGCGTTTTAAATGTGCAAAGGTGTAAAAACAACCTTTAAAAACAACCTTTAAAAACAACCTTTAAAAAAGGTTGCGCCAAAACTCGGGCACAACATTTTTCATATAGTTTCACTGCGAATGTTTTGCGGCACTTTTTTGAAAAGTGCAAATAAAATTGAAACTTATATAAACAAATCTCTCTATGGTAACTTAGTAAAAGAAGATGCGTACCATTGCTAATCCCGCTGAATTCCGTGAAAATGTTTGCCAAAAATTACAAGAACTCTGTCCACCGATTACCACCAACGGTATTCAAAATATGGAAAAGAGTATTTATAACTATTGCCTCAAAGATGCCGGCGAACGTAATATTGTCAAGAAATGGGACAACCCCTTTTTCGTGCAGCTTTATCTAGACCGCCTCCGCTCAATTTATGTCAATCTCAAGCAATCAGGCGAATTCAAAGAGCGCCTCTTTAGCAAAGCTGTGAAGCCACACGAAGTCGGTGCAATGACTCATCAGGATATGGCGCCGGCCCGTTGGCAAAAATTAATTGAAGAAAAGAAAGTGAGAGATGAGAACAAATACGCACCGAAATTAGAAGCATCCACAGACAATTTTACCTGCCGCAAATGCAAATCCAAGAAATGCAGCTACTATCAGCTCCAAACACGGTCAGCAGATGAACCGATGACAACATTTGTTACCTGTATAGAGTGTGGGAGTAGGTGGAAATGCTAGGTACTTTTTGGGAAAAAGTACAGCAAAAAACTCGACACAAACACGCACGAAAAGTCGACACAAACTCGGGCATCACCTTGGCTCAGAGCTTGGGTTTATTTTTTGGTTTAACCTTTCTTATGGGTTGTTTTGGCGTAACCTTTCTTACGGGTTGTTTTGGCGTAACCTTTCTTACGGGTTGTTTTGGCGTAACCTTTCTTACGGGTTGTTTTGCGGCACTTTTTTGAAAAGTGCTTTTTGGCGTAACCTTTCTTACGGGTTGTTTTGGCGTAACCTTTCTTACGGGTTGTTTTGGTGTAACCTTTTTTAAAGGTTGTTTTGCGGCACTTTTTTGAAAAGTGCTTTTTTGTTTTTCTTTTTCTTAGTTTTCGCCCACCAGTGGTTAAGGGGTTAATAGATTTCTCGTTATATTTTTTGCCATCAATTGTATAGTTATATAAAATTTTACAAAATTTATCTGATGCTGAGTCTCTTGATGGATTATTTATAGTTGTTATAATTCCATTGGAATAAACAGCTTCCATGACGTCGCCTGCATTTTTTCCCGATATATATTCACTAATATATTTCACTTTATCCCCAATTTTAAATTTCGGAGGGGCTGTAATGTTATTTAAATATAATTGTAAATTTTCATCTAATTTCTTATCAATCGCTTCTTTATCCCATTCTTGTTTCCGTGCTTCAATTTCATAATCTTCAACTCTTGTTTTCATAAATGCAATTAGTTGATGAGGTGATGGAGTTAATCCATAATAATTATTTTCACCATTAAACACATCTTTATAAGATATAGAGTCTTTTGATTTTTTTTCTTTTAACTTTTTAAAAAAATCTATACTTGATGCATTATTCAATATTTTTTCATCTTCACTAATTATTTTTTTCTCTCTTTCTTGATTTTTAATATTTATTATATTCGATTTTCCAAACAAATAATTAGTCATCCCTCTTATAATTTTCACTCTTTTTAAAATATAAAAGGGATTTTCCTCTTCTTTTTTAAAAATTCCCTTCATTACCTCCTCTGTATTTTCATTTCTTTCTTTCATTTC